CTGGACAAACTTCTAGTGGTTACTCTGCAAACGCTTACTGGCAACCTGAGAAGTCGGGTATTGTTCCTTCAATCACCGTTGGTTATGGTTGGAACACTGTAAGTGGCACTGAGAGTGCTGCTACTGACAGTCAATCTTGGATGGCAGGTCTCCAGTGGTCTGATGTATTTGCCAAGGGTAACTCTGCAGGTATCGCTGTAGGTCAAGCACCCACTGGTGAAGAACTTGAGAAGGCAACAATGCTTGAAATTTTCTACAAGTATCAGGTGTCTGACAACATCAGCATCACTCCTGCGATCTTCTACGCTAGTGACAACCAGCGTCTGAATGATAATGCCTCCAAGTGGGGTGGTGTAATCCAGACCAAGTTTACCTTCTGATAAACTACTCATAGGTTGAGTGAAACCACCCCTTTCTGGGGTGGTTTTTTTATGTTATAAACTTCTTAACCAAATCTTAGTGGACTTCTCCTTTCGGATCTTCTATAATTTCGGAGAAGTCTATTTTACTTCTAACAAATTTTTATGAAACTTAAACACATTTTTGCAATTGGTCTTCTTGCTGCACCTACTGCTGCACTTGCAGGAACGACTTTGAACGGTGCTGGTGCCACCTTCCCCGCACCAATTTATCAACGCTGGTTCCAAGATTATGCACGAACTTCTGGGAGTAGGGTTAATTATCAGTCCGTTGGTTCTGGTGCTGGTGTTCGTCAATTCCTTGCGGGCACAGTTGACTTCGGGGCAAGTGATGAACCAATCAAAGCATCAGAAGCCGCTAAAGTAAAGCGTGGTGTTGTTCAGATCCCTATGGTGGGTGGAACGATTGCGATTGCCTATAACAAACCAGGATGCACTTTGAAACTCACTCAGAAGCAAACTGTAGACATCTTTGCTGGACGTATTAAGGATTGGAAGGCACTTGGTTGTGCTGCTGGTCCTATTCGCACCGTATATCGTGCAGATGGTTCTGGAACTACCTTTGCCTTTACCAACTCCCTGGATGCCTTTGGTGGTTGGACTGCTGGTGTAGGTAAGGCAGTTAAGTGGCCTACTGGTATTGGTGCAAAAGGTAATGAAGGTGTTTCTGGCACTGTTAAGACTACTCCTGGATCTATTGGTTATGTGAACACTGGATTTGTAAAGGTAAATAAACTCCAAGCAGCAGCACTTCAAAACAAGGCAGGTAAGTTTGTTCTTCCTACTGCAGCTTCTGGTTCTACCGCACTGAATGGTATCAAACTGGATGCAAACCTTGCTGGTGAAAATCCCAATCCTGCTGGTGCAAATGCTTATCCAATTTCTACTTTGACTTGGGTTCTTGCTTATAAGACTGGCAATGGTGCCAAGACAAATGATATCCGTGCTGCTCTTAATTATGCTCTGAGTTCTAAGGCACAATCGATTGCTGATGATCTTGGATATGTTCCTTTGAGTGGTTCTGTGCTTAACAAAGCAAGGATTGCTGTTGGGCGTATTGGTCAGTAAATTCAAACAAAACTTTGAGTGGGGGCTTGACGCCCCTTTATTTTTCCTATATAATTGTGTAACAATTCGTAATAAAACGAAAATGACTGTAACAAAAAATGAGTTTGGGCAAATGAATATGTTTGCCAAAGAACCTTCGATGTATATGTCAAAGGAAGATCTTGAGCGTTATGGTATTGAACCCTATGCTGAGAAAGCGGAGAAAATGAATGGACGTTGGGCTATGGTCGGTTTTGTTGCTGGGATCATTTCTTATTCTATCACTGGCAACTTCTTCTTCGGAATCTTCTGAGGGTTGACAATGACCTCAATCATCTTTACAATTACTAGTGTTGCCTTTTTTGTTTTACTGGCACACTCCGTAAATCAACTTTCTGAAACTTACTGATGACTACTTATAACATTACTCTTCAACATCCTGATGGCACTGAAAATGTAATTCAGTGCGAAGATGACCAATACATTCTGGAAGCTGCTGAAGAAGCAGGTCTTGAACTGCTTTACTCTTGCCGTGCTGGTGCTTGTTCTTCTTGTGCTGGTAAATTGGTAAGTGGCACTGTTGATAATAGTGAGCAATCTTTTCTGGATGATGATCAAATCGATGATGGATTTATTCTTACTTGTGTGGCATATCCTACCAGCGATTGTGTGATCCTTACTGAACAGGAAGAAAACCTGTGAGTGCTGGAATGTTAGGGCAATTTGCTATTGCTCTTGAAAAACTTGGATGGGACGCTAACGATGAACTCTCTGTAGAGATCGGTGGTGTAGCGGTAACAGGAACTGCAACTCATCCAGATGCTAATGAGAAATGGGCAAAACCATTTGGGACCGTAACTTATCACAATGATGCTTTCATTGTGATTAAAAACAAAACCAGAAGTCCTATGGTATTTTCCCAACCCAATCCTGAACTTAAACAACAACACCCCTATACTGGAGGAAACTAAAATGAAAAATCTTTTTACTGAGAAAGCAGAACGTATTAATGGTTTGGCTGCTATGATTGGAATTATTGCTGCAATGGGTTCCTATGCCGTAACTGGTCAAATTATCCCTGGAGTATTCTGATTATGATTCGTGACATTTATAATAAAATCATTAACAATAATAAAGGACAAGGTGTGGAGGTTCCTATGCGTAAAGAAAAATACGTTATCCCCCAAGTTGAATTTGTATTTCGTGAGAATGGTGAGTTTGTAACTCGTAAATCCGCAGAACTGTTCGATGGAAAGCGTGTGGTCGTGTTTAGTTTGCCTGGTGCTTTCACTCCTACTTGCAGTGCCTATCAGCTACCTGGATTCGAAGAGAGATACGACGACTTTATTGGTCTTGGCATCGACGATATTTACTGCATCTCTGTTAATGATGGGTTTGTGATGAATGCTTGGGCACAAGACCAGAACATTGAAAAAGTAAAACTCATTCCAGACGGCAATGCTTACTTCACACGTTCTATGGGAATGCTTGTCAATAAGTCTAACCTTGGTTTCGGAGATCGCTCTTGGCGTTATGCTATGGTTGTGGATAACGGAGTCATCAGTAAACTTTTCCTTGAGGAGGGTATGCGTGACAACTCCGATACGGATCCATATGTGGAGAGCACTCCAGAAAACGTTTTTGAATATATTAAATCCACAATCTTAGAAAAAGAATTGGTGTGATGTTGAGGAGGGTTTAAACCCTCCTTTTTTAATAAATAGATTTGCTGAATAGGTAATCGTATGAAAGTAGATCTTCACAACTTCTTTTTAAATTATGATCCTAAAAATCCAAAGCATGTTGCTGCAGTAGAACAACTAGAAGTGGATTTGTCCAGTAAAGAACCTGATTTACTTGAAGATACTTCAAACTGGGTTAGAATTTTTAGAACTAAAGTTGATCCAGTTATTCCTGGAATTTTAAATGTTCCCTATTTTCCACAAACTGATAATTACAGAGATGCTGATCGCACTTGTAATTCTTCCTCTTGTGCAATGTGTTTAGAATATTTTAAACCAGGCACTCTCAAAGGAGCAAAGGGAGATGATGCTTACATTCAGAAAGTATTTGCCATTGGTGATACAACTAATCACGATGTTCAAACCCGTGTTCTTAAGGATTACGGAGTTAATTCTGATTTTAGGTATAATCTTGGGTTTTCTGACCTTGATCGTGAGTTGTCTGCTGGGAGACCCGTTGCTATTGGCATACTCCACAGGGGCACTCTTTCTTCTCCTACTGGCGGTCACATATGTGTAGTGATTGGAAAGAAGGGTGAAGACTACGTTGTAAATGATCCTTATGGTTCTCTGAATGATGGTTATACAGGACCTGTTACAAATGGTAAAGGTGCTGTTTACAAGAAGTCTGACCTTATGTATCGTTGGTTGACTAAAGGTAAAGATAAGACTGGTTGGGGTAGAATTTTCAAATGACAATTAAATTCATTGATGCAGTAAAAAACCATAAGGATTTACCTCACCAAAATGATGCCTGGGCATTTCTTCAAGCAACTGTTCATAAAGAAGTTTTAGATGAGTTTTCAAGAAGATTTAGAAATGAAAAGATAGACCCTACTCTAGAAGGACTTCCAATTCCTGGTGTAGATTTAATAAAAAAGTTTGAAGGATGCCATTTAAAATCATATTACGATCCTCTTACTGGAGGACTTCCTATCACGATTGGGTGGGGAAGCACTCGCAGAAAAGATGGAACTCGTTTTATGATTGGGAATACTATTACTCAAGATGAAGCAGATGATCTACTTTATTATCAACTGCGCCGTGAGTTCCTTCCTTCATTACAAAAAATACCTTATTGGAGAGAGATGAATGAAAATCAACAAGGCGCAATTCTTAGCTTTGCTTATAATCTTGGCGCTGATTTTTATGGAAGCCCTAACTTTAATACGATAACCAAAGCACTCAAGGAAAAGAGATGGGGTGATGTTCCTGCTGCTTTAGAACTTTATCGCAATCCTGGAACAAACGTGGAGGCAGGATTACTTCGTAGAAGAAAGGCAGAAGGTGCTCTGTGGTCTAAAAAGTAGTTCAGTAAGGTTTAGCAATACCCTCATTTAACATTTTTTCATTAATGGTTACTGGGTCTCCCACAAAATAAAGAGTTCCAAGTATTCTTCCATACTTATCTTCTTTTGTTGTTTCAATTACCCACTCTCCTTCACGGGAGAGTTCTTTTTTTAACCACTCTTTTGCCGCTAATCCTTTTGCCTTTTCTTCTAAATTTAAGGTCTTTGTTTCTGCTGTATTGATGCCTTTCAGACGAACTCTGTGAGATAGTGTAATACCAAATCCTAAATCAATATCTAAATCTACAGTGTCTCCATCAATGACTCTGGTGATCTTCTTGATCTTGTATTGATACATTTAATTCATCTGTTGCTTCTTTAAGTATGTAGTAGATTATCCAAGCAACTCCAAGCAATCCAATACCTAACATTATAATCACTGACCAAACTACTTCACTCATTTTTATTATCCTCAGGTTTCCTCTTAAGGTCCGCTTTAAGGGCGATGATAGTTGCAAGTAGAGACATTAGAGTTTGAACGGATTCTGAAGTATTATCGTCACACTTACTGGGTGGTTTTGCTCCAGTTTGATTAAATGCTTTGACTAGATACAAGTAATGAAGACTTGTCATTACTTTAAAATTACAAATTATATAATTTGTAAAGGTCATACCAACGATTGATGCTGCGACAAAAGCAACTAACATTGGGACAATATTGTCAAGGGTGGGGTATTTAATTTTCATCTTCCTTCTTGTTTATGTATCCAAGTCTTCAATTCATCTAAATATTTTCTTAACATTTCTGCTTTTGCGAGGTGCCACTCATCACCGCTCTTGAAGTATTCTTGCGTGTGATTGTCGATGGCTTTTAGAATATTATGGATAGGAGCATTCCAAGGCTCACGCTTTGGAGTATTCCATTCTCTTGGCATAATTCCTCACTTTTTCTTTCCGCCGTTCTTTGCTTTCTTCGCAGTCGCATTACCTTGATTTTGTTTTGAAGGTCCTTTTTTTCCCTTCTTGTTAGGCGACTTAGACATTATTAGTCCTTATGATACATGAGTATTTATGGCATTGACATACTTATAAAAAGTATGATAGTATAAAAAAAAATTTATTAGTATGCCATCTTCGATAAATGTATTCAATGATATGATCAAAGATCATCTGCAAATAATTAATCCAAGCACAGTTTTGGATGTAGGTGCAGGTGCAGGAAAGATGGGATATCTTTGTAGAGAAGCAGTTAAACATTCTCGAATAGATTGTATAGAGCCAACCGAATCTTATATCGATACGTATAAATTAAATACAATTTATAATAAGGTTTATAATACATCAATTCAAGATTTTGCAACAAAACATTGTCAAAATAGATATGATTTAGTTATTTTTGGCGATATCTTAGAGCATTTATTTCGTTCTGAAGCCATTGATTGTTTGGACTTTATTCTCTATAGAACAAATTGGGCAATGATTGTTTGGCCCACAAACTTACCTCAAGATGATTGGGGAGATAATACTTATGAAATTCATAAATCAAATTTTAAATTAAATGATATTGCTTCAAAATTTGATGTTCTTTACTATAAGAAAAAGTTTTTGGGGTATCACAATAATAATTCTGAATATCCTTCTTATGAACTTAATTATTGTCTTATGAGAGGACACGCTGCTAAGAGAAATATTTCCTTGTAATCGAAAAATTTGGGGAAGACCCCTTGACTTCCTTTTCAGGAAGTGTTATGATAAATACAACATCAAGTTAAGAACTGTTACAACTTCTTAATCTTTGTGCTCCCGTTAACCGAGACCTATGGGAGGGTAAATCACGTCTCTCATATCCACACTGGAGGGTGGTGTGGAACATAATGATACTAGTTCGTCCCCCCGAACTCATATCTAACACTCTTACAAATGACTGCTACAATTTCACGTCAACGACAACTTAATACTTGGGACCAGTTCTGTAACTGGGTTACCTCAACCGACAATCGTCTTTATGTCGGGTGGTTCGGAGTCCTTATGATTCCTTGCCTTCTCGCTGCTACAACTTGCTTCATTATTGCATTCATCGGTGCTCCCCCTGTGGACATTGATGGCATCCGCGAACCAGTTGCTGGTTCTCTGATGTATGGAAACAACATCATCTCTGGTGCCGTTGTTCCTTCTTCTAATGCTATCGGACTTCACTTCTATCCTATCTGGGAAGCTGCTTCACTTGATGAGTGGCTTTATAATGGTGGACCTTTCCAACTTGTTGTATTCCACTTCCTCATTGGCATCTATGCTTATATGGGTCGTGAATGGGAACTCTCCTATCGTTTAGGTATGCGTCCTTGGATCTGCGTTGCTTACTCGGCACCTGTTGCTGCTGCTTCTGCTGTATTCCTTGTATATCCTTTCGGTCAAGGTTCTTTCTCTGACGCTATGCCACTTGGCATTTCTGGTACTTTTAACTACATGCTCGTATTCCAGGCAGAACATAACATTCTGATGCACCCCTTCCATATGCTTGGAGTTGCTGGTGTGTTCGGTGGTTCACTGTTTTCTGCGATGCACGGTTCTCTGGTTACTTCTTCACTGGTTCGTGAAACCACTGAGAACGAGTCACAGAATTATGGTTATAAGTTCGGACAAGAAGAAGAGACATACAACATCGTTGCTGCTCACGGGTATTTTGGTCGCCTTATTTTCCAATATGCTTCCTTTAATAACTCGCGTTCGCTTCACTTCTTCCTTGCTGCCTGGCCCGTTGTAGGCATCTGGTTTACTGCTCTTGGTGTTTCCACGATGGCTTTTAATCTCAACGGACTGAATTTTAACCAGAGCATTCTGGATAGTCAGAACCGTGTGGTTAATACTTGGGCTGATGTTCTCAACCGTGCTGGACTTGGTATGGAAGTGATGCACGAGAGAAACGCACATAACTTTCCTTTAGACCTTGCTGCTGCTGAAGCAACTCCTGTTGCTCTCACTGCACCTTCTATTGGTTGATAAACAACTCTTATCAAAATGGGGTCCTTCGGGACCCTTTTTTATTGCTAAATAGTTAAAGTTATGCTATAATAACTTTAACAACTAAAAACGATTATGAAAACTTGTAAAATCTGCAATCAACTAAAACCACTTACGGATTTTTATCAAACCGTAAGAAATGGAAAACCATATGGTCATCACGGAAAATGTAAATCTTGCTATGTAAAAAAACAACAAGAGAATTATGACCCTATTAAAAAACGAGATGAAAACTTGAAAAGAGTTTATGGTATTGGTATTGAAGAATATAATATTCTTTTAGAAAAACAAGGACATAAATGTGCTATTTGCAAATCTACCGACCCAAAAGGCAGAAAATCTGGTAGAGGTGGTGGAGTAGATGTTTTCTATGTTGACCACAATCATAAAACTGGTGAAGTAAGAGGTCTTCTTTGTAATGTTTGTAATAGGACGATTGGATATGTTAATGAAGATGTTGAGTTGATTAAGAGTATGATTGATTATGTTAAAAGGCATAAAGACGATTGAATACATAAATACCTAAAAAGTATCGATACAAATGAAAACTTTTAGAGGGTTTATATTGGAGTGTGAATTGATTGAAATGGCTCAAAGAGAAAAACTTCCCGTAGGCAAAATGCTCAAGCAGGCTGCAAGACATAAAGACCCAGAACGAGTTGCAAGAATGGGTGAGGTTGCTGACAAGTATGATCCTGAAAAGTCCAAAAGAAAAGAGGAAGATAATAGACGAACAGGAGGACGTAAAAGAGATGCGGGAAGACCTAGAAGTAATGAACTTCAGGATAATTGGTAAATTAAGATCTTCTTGATATTTGAGAGACCCGAAAGGGTCTCTTTTTTATGAGCACTAACACCCATTGACATCCTCCATAAAAAACCTTATAATAAATATTACAAATCGTTAAGGAGATTATGGTTTCATCTACAATTTCTCAACCTATTCAACAAAGGGGGTGGTTCGATGTCCTGGATGACTGGCTTAAACGAGATCGCTTTGTCTTTGTGGGTTGGTCTGGATTACTTCTTTTTCCCACTGCTTATTTGGCCCTTGGTGGTTGGCTTACTGGCACAACGTTTGTTACAAGCTGGTACACCCACGGGTTGGCGTCTTCTTATCTTGAAGGCGCTAATTTTCTCACAGCAGCTGTTTCGACGCCTGCAGATGCTATGGGTCATTCTCTTCTTCTACTTTGGGGTCCTGAGTCTCAAGGGGATTTTGTCAGGTGGTGCCAACTTGGGGGACTCTGGACTTTTGTGGCGCTCCACGGAGCCTTTGCTCTCATAGGTTTTATGCTCCGCCAGTTTGAGATCGCTCGTCTGGTAGGTATCCGTCCTTATAACGCAATCGCATTCTCTGGTCCTATCGCAGTATTTGTTTCTGTATTCCTGATGTATCCACTGGGTCAATCCAGTTGGTTCTTTGCTCCATCCTTTGGGGTGGCAGCAATCTTCAGGTTCCTACTGTTCCTTCAGGGTTTCCACAACTGGACCCTCAACCCCTTCCATATGATGGGAGTTGCTGGTATACTAGGAGGAGCACTGCTCTGTGCAATTCATGGAGCAACTGTAGAAAATACATTATTTGAAGATGGAGATCAAGCGAACACATTCAAGGCATTTGAACCAACACAAGAGGAAGAGACCTATTCAATGGTTACAGCAAACCGTTTTTGGTCACAGATTTTCGGCATTGCTTTTAGTAATAAGCGTTGGCTTCATTTTTTCATGCTGTTTGTACCTGTCATGGGGTTATGGACTAGTAGCATTGGTATTATCGGTCTGGCTCTTAATCTTCGTGCTTACGACTTTGTAAGTCAGGAAATCAGGGCTGCAGAAGATCCTGAGTTTGAAACCTTCTACACGAAGAACATTCTACTCAATGAAGGTCTTCGTGCTTGGATGGCACCTACAGATCAACCTCATGAGAACTTTGTGTTCCCAGAGGAAGTTCTACCGCGAGGTAACGCACTGTGAACGCTCAGTATTTTCTATACTTAGTTCTATTTGTATTTGCTCTTATCATTATTCTCAATGAGGATCACGATAATGATGATGATCAAGACGGGGGTATTTTACAACCCGTCTATTCACAAGGACAAAGTTAAAAATAAATAAGAGGAGTTCTCTGAACTCCTTTTTTTTATGTTATTCATTCTCATAAGTTTCATACTCTTCGGATTTTTTATGTTTATTATGTCTATTACACAAGATTTATGAAACGTATAATTTTTGCTATTCTTTTGGTTTTATTCTTTGTTCCATTAGAGTCTCAAAATAAAACTCTGAACAATTATGGAGTGAAGGATAGAACAATCACACCAACGTTGATAAGTAATACAGTTTCTAATATTCCTATCACAAAGGAAATGAGTTATAAGAAACTGGAAACTTTAGTCCCTTATATCATAAAAGCAAGTCAGCAATTTAATATTCCAGAAAATGTTCTTGCTGCAGTTCTTTATGAGGAGATATTGCACCGCAAACCAGTTGATGTAAAGACCTTTGGAGTTGCGCAGATGGGAGTTCAGGAGTTAGTTATTCAAGGACTTCCACCAAAGAAGCAACTACTAGAAGATGATGAAGTATCTGTATGGTTACTTGCAAGCAAACTTCGCCGCCTTCAAAAGGAAACAGGTTCTTTAAAGACTGCGATTATATTGCATAATGGGTATTATGATTATTATGAGTCTATAAAAAAATCTGCAAAGGACACTAAAATATTATCTCTTTTAGAGCAACGTACTAGTAGAAAAACATTATTTGTCTAATGATTACCTCCGAAACTCCATACAAACTAGCAGAAATTATAAGAGATACTTGGCCAGGTCTTTACAGAAATCCACGAGTGTCTTATAATACTAAAAACAATATACAAGATGAACGAATATTGGATCGTAACAGAAAATAAGACTGGAAGAATTATTGCTCACTGTGGGGATATTAATGATGCGATAATGATGGTTTCTTTTGATCCTCAACATCGCTCATATAGTCGTCATCGTTTTCTTATGGATCAGGTAATTGATATAACTTCGACTACTGATAAACAACTTCCAGGTCAACAAGGACTTCCTGCAGGTAAAGTAGAACAACTCAATCCTCATAGGGAAAAACTTCCAGAAGGACAACAAGAACCTGTAGTTGTATGAATAAAATAAAAAAAGTTATTGAATTCTTTGAAAGAGACTCTGATATTACTTTATATGATGAGTGGCATTACATTTATATCACTATTAAAGAATGTATTAAAATATTAAAAAGTAATTAAATAATATGATAAAAGTATTATTCTTTGGTATAGAAACAAAAGATCATATGTGCGAATATGATTTTATCGTAAATGAATTACTTCCTAGTCAAGTTGAACGGGACGATTATTTTCTATCATTAGAAAATATTAAAAATACTACTGAAAAATTTGATATTTTTGTATATTTCTGTAGAGAACCTCAAAATTATTCTTGGAGTTATATACCTACTTATAATGAAGTTTTAGAGGCTGTATTAAAAACAAATCCAGAAATTATAATACAATTATCTGATGAGTTTGTGAGTGAAGATTTGCAAGATCATAATAAATTAGCAAATTACTGTCAATTATTTTTAAGAAATTATCATCATAAAAATTATTTTTATACTGATAATACTGTGCATATTCCACTTGGTTATACGAATGAATGTAAAGTATTTCAAGAAAAGAAAGATTTAAATTGGTCTTTTTTGGGTGAGATTAAATCCGATAGATCCAAAATGATTACAAGTTTTTTAAACATTCCAAATCATTTTGTTGGTAGGTCTATGCCAAAAGATGAAATGTGTAAAATATATTCTAGATCAATTTTCGTTCCATGCGGCCGCGGTAATTCTTCTTTGGATTGTTTTAGACTTTATGAGGCATCTATGAATGGGGCTATTCCTGTTGTAGTTGGTTCTAAAAAAGAAATAGAAACTACATTTAAATATGAAAAAAATCCTCCTTGGATTTTTGCAACTTCTTGGGAGGATGCAGTTAAGACGTGTAAAGATTTATTGAATGATGAAGAAAAAATAATATCAATTAGAGCAGATATTTTATTATGGTGGCAAAATAGAATTAATGATATAAAAAAGATAGTTGAAAAATGTCTGATAGAAAATTCAGTAAATAAATTAAAAAACTTTCCGAAAATATATTGCGTAAGTTTGGAAGAAAATTCTCTTCGAAGGAATATGTTATTAAGTGAATTTTCTAAATATGATATAGCAGAAATTAATTTTTTGTTATCTAAAAAATATCCAGATAATAATCATATAATAGAATCTGATTATTTGGATGATGATATAGTTAATTTGAGAGGTGCTGACTGCACGGCGTCTCACATCAATATGTTAAATAAATGGATAGAAGATACTGATGATGACTATGCATTCTTCTGTGAGGATGATTTAAGTTTAGAAACAGTTTCTTATTGGAATTTTACTTGGGACGAATTCTATAGTAAACTGCCAAAAGATTGGGAGTGTATTCAGTTATTCATTATAAGTGATCATTTTAAAGTTGAGTCTCTTGAAATAGCACCAAGAATGTGGAATTTTTGGGGAGCAACTGCTTATCTTATGAAAAAAGATTATGCTAAAAAGATAGTTAATACTTATTATAAGAATAATAAATATGTTCTTAATCCCATAAACGAAACTCCAATACATTGTTATTGGAATCCTGATTGGATGTTTCCTGATCAATCAATTGTAAGTGTTGAGTGCTGTTTATTTCATCATAAACTTCCAATTGTAGAAAATATTCTTTTTACTGGGATTGGAAAAGTATATAATTGTCCGATATTTATTGAAAATATTTCTATAGATTCTACTTTTGTTTCTGGGCATAAGTTTGGACATTTAGAATCTCATGAATCTATTTTGAATTCTTGGAGATTGCACAAACAAAATAAATTATCATTGCAGTTTATGGATTAATTAAAGGAGAATATTTAAATGAATTTTACAGTTTATTCGAAGCAAGGTTGCCCATATTGCGTAAAGATCAAACAAGTGCTAGAATTGGCAGGTCTTGATCACGTAGTTTACACTCTTGGAAGCGATTTTAATAGGGATCAATTTTACGAACAGTTTGGTTTAGGTTCTACTTTTCCGCAAGTTGTTTTAAACGATCATGAAAATCTGGGCGGATGCTCTGATACAGTCCAATACTTACAGGAGAAAAAACTAGTTTAATGGAAACTAATTTTTACGAAGTTTATAATGACGTAGAAAAAGCAATCGATTTTGCTTTTCAGGGAAAATTTGTTTTGAAATTTTATGATTATTTAAAAATTCGTAAAACAAAAAGATGTGAAGTTGAGGGATTTATCAAAAGTTTCACCGCAAATGAAATCGATAGTCTTGTTAGAGATTTAGATGATTATATTGAAGGTGGTTCAGATGAAATTCATAAACAACTTCGTGAAGGTTATGGGCATATCCCAAAACCGCAAGCAAGGAAAATTAGAAATTATTTGTCTAGTATTTTAGAAGATGCCTGGAAATATAATTATGATAAACGACCAGGAAGGCGCAAAAAGAAAACTAAATAAGTTAGATCCTCATATTAATCGGGGATTTGAATTGATGTTAAGAACACATAATAGAAAGGAGAGGCCATCAAGACCAAAAACATTTCACATTCGTTTTGGTAAGATGTTATCTCTCTTTCGAAGAGAGATACATTTAAGTTTTGATTTTCATTTAGATATTACTAAGAAGTAACTCTCGGAGAAAAACAATGTTAGCAGTAGCTCTTACTCTAGGAACATTAATATCAATTATGTTTTTCTTTATGGGAGGCGTTTTGGGTTGGATGTTAAAGCAATATACATTTGAAAAAAATTATGTTGCATATACTCACCCAGAAATGTTTGATAATAATGGCAATTTAATACCCGATGAAATTTTAGCAGTAAGGTTTGAAAATGACTATGATAGCGACGACAACGAAGAAGAAGACGACGAATAGTGCTCCTATTCCTAAACTTCAACCCAATCCATTTCAGCACGAAATTTTAGAACTTGCTTCGAAGCAGAGAAGCAATACGAAAAAAATAGAAGTTCTCAAAGAATATCGTAATGATGGTCTTGTGACTCTTTTCATCATGAATTACGATGAAAGTGTAATTAGTGCTCTTCCACCAGGTCCAGTTCCTTATGCTGGTGCTGAAGATCAGACTTCCCTTGGTGGAAATATGACTGACATGATTATGAGTAAGGCAAAAAATGAAGGTATGAAGAGTAATGGATATTACGGGACTGAAAGTTTTGCCGAGGATATGTTAAAGACTTCTATTCGTAATGAGTATAAGAACTTTTACATTTTTGTGAAAGGTGGGAGTAATTCAATGTCTCAGATGCGTAAGGAGAATATCTTTATTAATATGCTACAAGGACTTCATCCCCTTGAAGCAGAATTGATGTGCCTTGTAAAAGATAAGAAACTTACCGATAAATATAAAATATCTTTTGATGTTATAAAAGAAGCATATCCCGATATTGTTTGGGGAGGACGTTCGTGAGTAGACTTCGTGATGTAGTAAAAAAGGCGCAGGAGAATTCTATGGCTGATGAAAAACGAGAGAATGGAAATAATTCTGCGCAATATGGTTGTGATATTCTTCTCCAAAAAACAACTCTGGAGCAGGCAAAGGATAAAAGTTTTCCAAATGATGCATATTTAATTTGGTATAACGTAGGTGAAGAACAATGCCTTGATCTAGTTAGAGGTTCTAGAGTTCGTATTTTTGATATGTATTATGATAAGTATGGTCCTGGTGCAGTTAAAAAAATTGACTGGGGATATGGAACAGTAAGCCCTAAGATGTGGGGATATAAAGAACCTGAGAAGAAGAAAAGACGATGAGTAATGGTTTTGGAAGTGAAAAAGTAAAAGTTTCTTTAAGTGAAGCAGAACTAAATAAACTGATTAAAAAATATAAAGGTCTTCGTAAATATATGAAATCCCCACTTTACCAAGTTAAGGTAATGGATGGAACTGAAACTGTAGTTTCGGAACTCATGGATGAATATAACCAAGACCCCATAGATTTGTAGGAAAAAAATTGATGGGAAAGCATTATCTACTTAACTTGTATGGATGCTCGTTTGTCCTTTTGGACGACGAGCGTTGTCTTATAGACTTACTAGAAAACGCGGCGGCTGCTAGTGGCGCTACGGTAATTCAAACTATTTCAAAAAAGTTTGAACCACAAGGAGTTACAGTTTTATGTCTTTTATCTGAAAGTCATATTAGTATTCATACTTGGCCTGAGGATGGTAAAGCGGCAGTGGATGTCTATACTTGCGGAGATTGCAATCCAAAGATTGGTTGTGATATAATTATTCAGCAGTTATATGCTACTAGTCATACGTTAAGTTATATTGAACGGTAGTCTTTTATACAAAACTTTCCGGTAAATATTAATAACGTTCATCCCTATGGGACGGAAGTAAGCCGACGCGGAACGGATCGTTCATTCGCTATTCGCAAATAGCGAACGCAAACGCCGACTGAAGGAACGCTCTTTAGCCTCAAAATTAAGGAGAACCCTAATGTCAAAAGTTGTATATCGTGGTGTTGAATACGATACCACAAATCGTCCAAATCAAAAATTTAAAATTGAACCTCACGTAGAAATCTATCGCGGATCAATGTTTTATGTTGATGAAAATGGAAACAAACTCCATATGGAAAAATCCAAAGGAGGTGTGAAATGAATACCTACTTTGTTAGTTACCTAAAGAAAAAAGCAAAGAAGGAAAAACTTCTTAAAGATGCACAATTAAATATGGCAAAGCAACCACAAGTTGCATAAATTACTGGAGGATTGACAATCCTCCTTTTTTTATGTAAAATCAAAGAAAACTAATTCGCCAATGAATGTTGAAAAAGTTAAATTAATTATCAAGAATATGGAATTATTAGTTCAAGCTCTTCAATTGGAAATTGAAGAAGCAGAAAAGAAACCTAATAATGTCATTAAATTAGATGAGTTGTTCGGCAATCGCCAAGATAATTTGAGTGATTATGAACCAGACTATTACGAGGAACCATAATGTATGAAGATTTAACCGCTTTTGAAAGAGCACTTGCTAGATTTGGGGATAAGGTCCAATATGTAATTGGACTTGAGATTACCAATAGAATGAGTCCTGAGACTGCATATCAGGAAATTAAAGAGATGATGAAGGAACTTAAAAAACTTCGTAAAAAAGAAAAAGAAACTTGGGAGATTGAAACTGAATGAAACCTATTAAAGCAAAGGATCTACTAGAACTTGACAAGCATCTTGAAGTGGTTAAACTTCAGGGGTATCCCATTCCAGAACAAGTCATTTGGCAGGCAGGAAAGGGTGACTATTCTGAGGTTCCGATTCATAAGGTTCAAGTTCCTAATAATCATGAATGTGGTGAATGGATTGTTGAGCAACTACTTGCGAATGACAGAGGTCACTGGGGTCCGATTGAACATCCTGGAATTACTTTTTCTTGTTCCGGATTTGTTCATAACGTAATTGTTCAGGCAAGAACTCACCGTATTGGAACAAGTTGGGATGTTCAATCTCAGAGATATACTGGAAAGCGTGTCGTTAAAGTTGCCAAGAAAGAACTTGATATTGAAGAGGTCTTCTACGTGCGTCCTGAGGGGTTCTACACCAACCGTAAGGGTAAGAAGTATGAATGGACTCAACAGCACCGCCAACGCAAACTAGGGCGCATTCTGAGTGAGTGTGAGGAGTATTATGAGTATTATGAACAGGGAATGTGTGAAGAACATATTCGTGATTACCTTCCTCAGGCAATTCGTCAGAACTTTGTAGTTTCATTCAATCTTAGATCTGTTCTTCACTTTATGGATCTTCGCTCAAAATTAGATGCTCAACTTGAAATTCAAGCATTGTGTGATGCAATTGCTCCACATCTGAAACTATGGGCACCAAATGTTTGGACATATTATGAAGAAAAGAGACTACATAAAGCAAGACTTTCTCCCTGATTCATATGAAAACATGGTGCATTAAAGATCATCTTACAGGACATGTATTTAAAACTCTTATGACTGAAGAAGAGTTTCAACAATTCCTCAAAGAAAATCCAGACTTTGATGAGTGCGTTGATTGTATAGAATGTGACGATGCACCGTCAATTTGTATTGAATAAATAAATTCACATAATATGGAGTTTTAAATTGGCAACATATCCCGTTATTAATAAGACCACAGGTGAACAAAAAGAAGTTAATATGAGTGTTCACGATTGGGATCAGTGGAAAAAAGATAATCCAGATTGGGATAGAGATTGGTCTGACCCTTCAACTTGCCCTTCCTCCGGCGAGGTAGGAGATTGGAGAGATAAGCATATCAATAAAAATCCCGGATGGGGAGAGGTTCTCAAAAAAGCATCAAAAGCAGGCGCTAGTAAATCACAAATTTAATTCACCAATATGGCAAGAAGAAGAAAGAGCAGTGGCGACATTCAACCCATTGGTATTGGGATGACCAATGCTAGGGCAATGCGTAAAAGAAAAAACCAGATTAATATTGAAAATCTTTTAGAGATTGATCCTTTAACAGATAATCAGACAAAATTATTCGACTCCTTCGATACGGGGAAAAATATTGTCGCTTACGGTGCAGCAGGAACTGGTAAAACTTTTATCACCCTATACAAGGCACTTTGTGATGTTCTTAATGAAAGAACTCCTTATGATAAAATTTATATCGTAAGATCTCTTGTTGCTACTCGTGAGATTGGATTTCTTCCAGGAGATCACGAAGATAAGTCATCGCTTTATCAAATTCCATATAAGAATATGGTGAAGTTTATGTTTCAGATGCCAGATGATGCGGCATTCGAAATGCTTTATGGTGGTCTAAAAACACAAGGAACAATCAGTTTTTGGTCAACTTCTTTTATTAGAGGAACAACTCTGGATAATGCAATCATTATCGTTGATGAATTCCAGAACTTGAATTTCCACGAATTGGATTCTATTATTACTCGTGTTGGACAAGATTCTAAAATTATGTTCTGTGGTGATGCAACTCAATCAGATCTCTTGAAAACAAACGAAAAGAATGGTATTATTGATTTTATGAAGATCTTAAGAATTATGCCTTCTTTTGATGTTATTGAGTTTGGTGCAGAAGATATCGTTCGTTCTGGTCTATGTAAAGAGTATATTCTTGCTAAAATGGAATTAGGATTGTAATGTTTAATCATATTGAATTGGATCTTCCGACATTAGATCGGGAATTAATTGATGGAGTTCGTTATTACAAATTACCAAACGGATCTAAAAAGTTAGTATCTATTACGTCAGTCACAAGCAATTTCAAAAAAGAATTCTTTGAGTCCTGGCGTAAAAAGGTTGGCGAAGTAGAAGCAAATCGAATTACTAAAAAGGCAACGAGTAGAGGAACTGATGCTCATACATTAATTGAGTATCATCTTAAAAATCTGAAATGCACTTCTGATGTTCTTCCTATATCAGAAATGTTATTTCAGATTTCTATTCCTACTCTAAGACGTATAAATAATATTCACGCATTGGAAGGTTCTCTTTATAGTGAATTTTTAGGTATTGCAGGAACAGTTGACTGTATTGCAGAATTTGATGGAGAACTTGCGATAATTGATTTTAAAACCTCAGCAAAACCAAAACCAAGAGATTGGATTGAAGGATACTTTGTCCAATGTTGTGCATATGCTTGTATGCTTCACGAATTAACTGGATTGTCAGTTAAAAAATTTGTGATCATTATGGCGTGTGAAAATGGTGAATGTGTTGTTTATGAGGAATATGATAAGACGAAATACATAAAACTTCTTGTCAAATACATTAAAAAGTTTGTTAATGACAAACTTCAACAAATTTCTTGACTTTCTTTAATCAAAGAACTATAATATTGCAATCGTTTATGAGTTAAAAAATTGTCACCTACAATCTTAGAGTTAATGGAGAACACAATCGAAAAAGAGTTTGAAAAAGTTTTAGAAGAAAAATTTTATTGCCCCACTAAATTTGCTCAAGAAGTAGAAAAAATAGTCCAAGAAAATCCCGATGTCAATTATATTGATGCTGTGATTATTTTTTGTGAAAGGAATAAGATAGATTTAGAGTCAGTTCCTAAACTTCTTTCAAAACCATTGAAAGAAAAAATTAAGTTTCAAGCAATGGAACTCAACTTTTTGAAAAAAACTTCACGAGCACGTTTAGTATTTTGAAATTGGATCCTCTAAATTGTTATAAAACATATCTTGCTCTCAAAAATCATTTCACAAAACCAAATTACGATTATCAAAAATATTGCGGAAAAGTAAAAGCATCCCTTCAAGCTTTCTATAAGCGTAAAGATAGGATGTGGTTTGAAAAAATGAGTCGACAAAAAACTGACGAAGAGATTATTAATTTTTTTGTTGCCAATTTTGTTTGTTGTGATGATCCACAGTCTCTTTGGATTGGTGAAATTATAAGAGATGGTGAAACTAGATATAAGAATTGGAAAAAAAGAACCGAGTCGATTTCTTATTTCTTTAAAGAGGAAATCGATACGGTTTTTACGTCTAAGAATTTTGAGAATATGTTTATGATCGATGGTAATAAACATCCTCAACTGTTAAAGGAACATCTTCAAGGGAAGATTTCTCTTGAGACTATGGTTATCTTGAACAACATTCTTAACTATAAAACAGACTTCGATAAAAAACTTCAAGATCCTGTATGGGAATTCGTTTCCCTAAGGATTTTAAAATATTCTTCCTTCCTACATACAGATATATTTAAGTGTAAAAAAATGTTAAAGGAGTGTGTATTATGAGTTTCTTTGACTCTGAAGTTGTGAGAGCAGAGATGTCCGAGATCTCTGAACTCCAGGAAGAGATCTACAAGAATGTTTTTAACTTCTTTAAAATGAGCAATAAAGATAAAATAGAGCACGTTAATCTTTTACAAAAACTTCTTCAAAAACAACAAATTCTTTATACTCGTTTAAGTCTTTCTGATGATCCAGAGGCAAAGGAGATGAAAGAACGTGTTATGGAATCTGCTACTATGATGGGTCTTCCCAAAGGAACTGACATTAATATTATCTTTAAGAATATGGAAGCTCTTATTGATATGATGAAAGGACGTATTGACGCCGAGGGCAATCCCTGATATACTAAGGGCAAGCGGCTGGGGGATCCGCACCAAAGTTAACCCACACAAGCCAAATACGGAGCATACAAATGTCTTTCGCAAATCTTAAAAAGCAATCTAAACTTGGTTCTCTCACCGATAAACTGGTGAAAGAAGTTGAAAAAATGGGTTCTACATCTTCAGGAGAAGATACCCGTTTCTGGAAACCTACGATGGGTAAGGATAACGTAGGTTCTGCTGTTATTCGTTTTCTTCCTGCTCCAGATGGAGAAGATATTCCTTGGGTAAAAATGTTTGCTCACGGTTTCCAAGGTTCTGGTGGTTGGTATATTGAGAACTCTCTGACTACTCTTGGTCAAAAAGATCCTGTAACCGAATACAATCGCGGTCTTTGGAATAGTGGTAACGATAAAGATAAAGAAACTGTTCGTAAGCAAAAGCGTAAGTTGTCTTATTACAGCAACATTTATGTTGTAAAGGATCCTACCAACCCTGAGAACGAAGGTAAGGTCTTCCTGTTTAAGTTCGGTAAGAAAATCTTTGATAAAATTCTGAATGCAATGCAACCAGAATTTGAAGATGAGACTCCTATTAATCCCTTTGATTTTTGGGGTGGAGCAAACTTCCGCCTTAAGATCCGTAAGGTTGAAGGTTATTGGAACTACGATAAATCTGAGTTTGATTCTTCTGGACCTCTTCTTGATGATGACGATGCAATGGAAGCAATCTGGAAGAAAGAGTATTCTCTCTCTGCTTTGATTGCCCCAGATCAATTCAAGACCTACGAAGAACTTGAGAAGCGCCTGAACTATGTTCTTGGCGTAGGTAAAGTTGCTCCTAAGTCTGCTTCTGCTGATGTGGAAGAAGAATACGAGTCTTATATGCCTAAGCGTTCTTCTGAAGAGAATGTGATGGAAGAACTTGAAGAGTCTTATCGGAAGAGTAAATCTGCTCCCCCAGTTCCTCAGAGTGTCAAAGAAGAACTCAATCGACTGTCCTCTTCTGCTTCCGATGATGAAGATGAAGACGATGCAATGAGTTACTTCAAGCGTCTTGCTGAAGAGTGATTAGTTCTCGTAAAGTCTGATATCATCAACTCTCTTAAGGGTGGGGTCAATGTATTGATCTCCACCCTCTTTATATGGCATTGTATTTTCCATATCATTCATAATGACAGGAACATAGTCTGATTTAAGTAGAAAAATATTTCTTTTTTTCTCTTCTTTTCTTACTTCATAATCATAGTTTGAAATCGCAATAGTTATATTAAACTCCTGTTTATCTTGACCTAGACCATAATCAAAATATCTCACATTAAAAGATGATGGAACAGTTAGACCAGATTTAACGATAATATTTCCAGAACTATCTTTAACTTCTATGGTCTCATAGTGGTGAGTGCCATAAACAACATCATAAGTATTATATTTTTCTAGTAAGTATTTGTCGAATGTTTCTTGACTCATTGGCCACTCATCATATACGTTAACTATATTATTTGACAAAAGAACGATCCAATCTAAAGAAGAATCTCCATAAATTTTTTCAGCAATATTATCAGGTCTTTCGTCTCCGATGATGTTATATTTGGTAAAGAAGATTAGATTTCCAAAAATATCATCTCTAATTTTACCCCTTTTAAATAAATTTTTTGTTCTTGTGTAATTTGATATTTGATCTTGAGACGTATTTCTATTGATATATTCTAAATTTGGTAAGTATCTAAAGTAGTATGCCATTTTTTACCATCCCATTCCTGTTTTACCATCGCCCTTTTCATAATCTGGTTCGTAGATAGGATCAATCTCTCCGAAAGTCATACTTAAATCATATTGAGTCATTGATCCTCCCTCAGCATAAGTCATATAATTTCCATCTGGTGAGTAATTAACAGAGAAATCTCTTAATGCTGCTACTTTAATTCTATTTAAGTATGGGTGATTTTCTGCTCTATCTCCTCTTCCAGTGTAAATGTATCTTATTTTGAATACATTTGGCGCTAATAGGAATAGTTTTGATTGAGATAGACCAGGAACCATACTCTTTTTAAAGTATCTGATGATGTCTTTAATCAGTTGTGCTTCTTTTGGTTCTCTTGGAGTCAGTTTAAAATTAAATGTAAAACTTCTTAGCATCGGTCCATTGAATAATAATTCAAGGTTATTGTTTATTGCTCCTCCAATTGTTCTTGAAAGCAATCCTGGTCTTCCGACTGCTTGCTCCGTAAAATAATTGATTAAAAGTGCTCTTAATTCTGGACCAGCTGACTCAAAAGATTTTCCTACATCTCTAGTCGAGTTAGCAATTTCCTTAAAATAATTACCCACATCACCAGCACCTGCTGCACCAATTATATTATAAGCAGCACTTGCAAATGCTGCAGTGATTGGATTTAGATCTCCTGATCCCCAATCGACTGACATTGAGTCAACAATTCCCGATTGAATTGGGAGGCAAATTGTTGCCAATGTTTCTGATTTTCTATCCTCCATTCCAGTTAAGGCAACACTAAAACGACCTGTTCCTTGCGTTCCAGCTGGTGCAAGACCAGATTTTTTATATGATTTAATTTCAAATTGGATATAATCACCACCAATACCTTGCCTATTTAAAGGATAAACAAGAAGTGTTCCTTTATCATAATTGTTTATTCTCTGGGTTGCTTCTCCAAAGGGATTGGTATTTGCATCATAAGCAGATGTTCCTCCAGTATTTGGTGCTGCCGTTGACGCTGGGGCAGGGGGATCAGTTGCAGTTGCTGGACCAACTCCAGCAGTTTTAGCACCGTTAGATAAGTATGATTGAACGGATGCTTTTAATTTTTCAGTTGTTGCCGCATTATATCCGGATATTTGTCCATTTGCAACATCTTGAATACTAGTATATTGAGATGTTGCAGCACCTGTTCCTCTTCGATATAATATATCTCCATTGTTTGCAATCGAGATATACATTGTTTTGACAATCGGATCTGTACTATTTGGATCTAAAGGCACAAATCCATTCGTTGCCAATTTATTATTTCCATTCGCGTCCTTATATGTATTATTTACAAAAGTTTTTTCGTTTGTAATTGTAGTATCTTTGACATTCCAAAAAGGCATCAGAAATTCCCCCTACGCGCAAGGGATGCAAGAACTTTACGTGATCTATTCCTTATTGACATTTTGACGATAAAGTTCTTTATGTATATTTATAGACCTAATTCGTCCTCTGTGATAATTCTGAATTCTATTCTTCGATCATCACACCATTCTTTTGCTGCTCTCCATTTAGCAACATTTTTTTCATAAGTTAGTGCTTCAGTTATATATGTTTTATTTTGTTTTTTTGGAGAACGAACAGGTGGTTTAGTTTGTTTTTTTGGTTTGACTTCAATTAAATATTTTTTAATCAATCCATTTTGCTCTTGAACCTTGATAATAAAATCTGGATAGTATCTTCTGACCTTATTAGTTGTTGGATCTACATAAGGAATAAAAAATTCTTCACTTCCCCACTCTAAAATATTTACCTTTCGGTCACAATATCTCATAAATCGAAGTTCCCAAGAACTCCTGTAAATAATATTTCTTGGATCTCCTTTATATTTTTGAGGATTTTGTGGGTTAAATCTTCCCTGATGATACTTACTTTCCCGATCTCTCATATCCTGACTACATAATATATAATAAAATATTTATCCTAATGGCAGGAGCTGTAGCAAAGCATTATAAGGTTTCGGAAATTAAACAGAAATTGATGCGTCCGGCGCAGACTTCTGTTTATATGGTAGAGGTATTAACAAACCAAGAAGTAAATTCTTTTGTTTCTAGTAGGGGAGTCAGTGAAGCAAAACATAAGGAAATGATTAATCTTGCTTGCTGTGAAGCAAGTCTTCCTGGATCTAGTTTGGCAACGCACGAAGTCAATAATGACTATCACGGATCAACTGAAAAAATGGTGTATCGTAGAATTTACGATGACACTATTGATTTAACTTTTTATGTTGATCACGAATATGCAGTTATTAAATATTTTCAGGGATGGATGAATTTTATTGTTGGTGAAGGGGAATACTTTGACTCAGAGCAGTATAAAAATCCTGCAACTTTTTACAGGATGCAATACCCAAAAAGATACAAGAGTGACATTCACCTTATTAAATTTGAAAAAGATGTAAGTAAAAATTCTCCCAGACCCACACTTCAATATCAATTTATACAAGCATTTCCGATCAATATTGTTTCTACTCCAATATCTTATGATGCAAGTGATTTATTAAAAATTACGGTTTCTTTCTCTTATGTTAGATATGTAATGACTAATAGATTTAGTCCTTCTTATCAAAATGCAACTAGAAAACCTCCCATCATAGGAGATCCTGCAGATCAAGCTACAATAAATGGAAATGCTTTAAGTCCTTCATATCCATTTACTCCAGGAGTTCCTGAGTTATATACTGCAGCAACAGCATTGGACGGAACTCAATATTTTAATGACAGTTTAAGAAATTTACCAAATACATTTTCTTATAACTCTTTTGCACCAAATGCTTCTAACCCACCAGTTGGTGATTTTGGAACTCCTGGAACCTCTGGATTTGCGTAATAAATAAAACACCTGAATTGTATAGGAGATTATGCCTTTACCAAAGATTTCTACTCCGACTTATGAGTTGGAATTGCCATCAACTGGAGAATCAATTAGATATAGACCGTTCTTAGTAAGAGAAGAAAAACTTCTTGTTCTTGCCCTTGAGAGTGAAAACACTAAAGATATTACGAATGCAATTAAAACAGTTATTAAAAATTGCATTCAATCAAAAGGAATTAAAGTTGAAATTCTTCCTACATTTGATATTGAATATTTGTTCCTTAACATTCGTGGAAAATCAGTTGGCGAAGAAATAGAAGTTAATTTGATTTGCCCAGATGATAGTGAAACAACAGTATTAACTAAGATTGCTGTTGATGATATTCAGGTTAAAAAGAATGAAGAGCATACTAATCAAATTAAGATTGATGATAATTTGATGATGGAAATGAAGTATCCATCATTAGATCAGTTCATTAAGAGTAATTTTGATTTTTCTTCTGGAAACAATATGGATCAATCTTTTGATTTGATTGTTTCTTGTATTGCTAAGATTTATAACGCAGAAGAAGTTTGGTCTTCATCAGATGTGACTAAGAAAGAACTTGTCGATTTCTTAGATCAAATGAACTCATCACAATTTAAACAAATTGAAAAGTTCTTTGAGACTATGCCTAAACTTTCCCACGAAGTTAAGATTACAAATCCAAATACAAATGTTGAAAGCACTGTTGTTCTTGAGGGGCTATCGAGTTTTTTCGCGTAGCAATGGTCCATATGGACCTTGAGAATTATTATAAATTAAATTTTGCTTTGATGCAGTATCATAAATACTCATTGACCGAAATTGAAAACTTGATGCCTTGGGAACGTGATGTTTATGTTATGCTTCTAGAGCAGCACTTAGAAGAAGAAAGACAAAAACAACAGCAAAAACAGTAAATGGCAGTCGAGGATCCTACTAAAAAACAAATAGAAGAAGTAGATCCAGAAGTTGCCAAAATTCTTGGGTTGGAGGATAACTTTGACTTAGAATATGATGAGTATATGCAATTGTTGAGAGAAACAATTGTTAAAAGTTCCTTCGATGAAAAGTCAAAGTTATCTGAAGATGATCTAGCAAAACTTGCTAACGAAAGAAAGAGAATAAGAGATCTTAAAGGATCTAAATTTACTGCAGCAAAAAAAGGAATAAATGTAGACTCTTTTTTTAATAAGAAACCTCAAGGTCAAGGGACAAATCAAAAACCCGTCACAGATCCTGCAAAGTTATTATCAGGATCTGGAGGTGCTTTAGCAAATTACCAACCACCAGAACCTGAACAAGAACAAGAAAAACAGGTAGATAATAATTCAAAAAAGATTGGGGAAATAGAAAAGTTTTTAAATGGATCTCTACTTGATATTGTAAAAGAAATTAGAGGATTGACCGAGAGTATCCTTTCTATATTACAAAAACAGTCTTCTGCTGATAAAAAGGGATCGGAATTATCAAGAAGAGAAAGAGAGAAGACTGGAAAGGAAGGTAAGGAGAAAGATTTAGAAGGCAAGAAGGAAGAGAAAAAGGGTTTAGGACTAATCAATAAAATTCTTAAACCCTTTACGAGTATCTTTGATACGATTAAGAATTTTATAATGATGGTTCTTCTTGGGTCTTTGGTTAATTGGTTATTTACTGTCTTACAAAATCCAATGACATTACTCAAACCTATACAGGGTTTGATTGATGGTATAACTGGTTTCTTTAATACAGTTATACAATTTATTGATAAGATGGTTGTTCAACCGGTGAGAAATTTTATTGATGCAATTAATTCTGCATTGAATGGTTTTATTGGTCTTTTGAATGGTGCATTAAAAATGCTTCCGGGTTCCCCTCAAATAGGGTCTGCGAATATTCCTAACATTCCACAAGCTCCAGAACTTCAAGCACCCAATATTACTGGTGAACCAAAGAACCCAGAACCTAAACCAACTGCAGGTCCACCAATTAATCTTAAATTTACTGGTGGAGAAGTTAGACCTCCAAAAGTAGTAAAAAAAGAAACTGGTGGATCTATTCCAGGAAATGCAGCAGATAGGAAAAAATTATCTTTTAATGATACAGTTTCAAGAGAGGGTGGAAATGTATCTTCTAAAACTACTTCATTCAATGTTTCTGGTCTAGGTCCCGATAAACATCTAACTGCTCTTTCAACTGGAGAATATGTATTAAAGAAAGGTGCTGCTGATTGGTTAGGAGGTCCAGTATATCTTGATAATATCAATAAGATGTTTGGTGGAACAACTGAAAGAAAAGTTGCTAATCTTGGAGATATTAAAATTGAAGCGAAGTCGACTGGAGGTCAGATTGGTGGATCTAGTGGTTCCAATGGTGCTAGAGGATCTAGTGGTTCCAGTGGTTCCAATGGTGCTAGAGGATCTAGTGGTGCTAGTAGTTCTGGAGGTTCTTCAAATGGATTTAAGATTGGTGATAGAATTTTTAGCCCGACAGAATATAGTAAGAATGTAATATCAACTCGTTATATTACAGTTGGTAAAAATCCTCCAAAATCATATGTTCTTGGATATGTTAGAGATAGTGCAAGTAGTGGAAAATATACTATTAAAATGGTCAATAAACTAGTGTCTTCTGCTGGATTGGGAAAGTTAGTTGGAAAAAGCGACGAATTGACCGGAGTTCTTCCATCAAGTCCAGAAGGACAATCTATTTTAAAATCTGCAAACGTTGCTGATTATTTTAGAACTGTAGTTGGCACTGCAAAAATGTTTAAACTCGAATTGAAATATGATAAAGATGCGGATATTCAATATTGGTATAATCAAGCATATCAAACACATTATAATGATTGGAAGGATAAATTAGGAGTATCTGATGAAAAGGCTAAGCAGATGGCATCAGTTGCTGCTGCTGAATTTGCAATATCTAAATCTAAAGGATCTAAAGGGTCTTGGTTGCCTGGATCACCACAATCCAAAGCTCCTGAGTCTTTAAGATATCAAGGTGTTGAAACTGATAATCTATCGGGACCTGCATCTGCAGACTCTCCGGCAGCAGATGCTCCTAAAGACGATAAAACATTAAAATTTGATGATGCCGCTTTAACCTCAGGAACAATCTATGGGGACCCTGCAAAAGACTCTTATGCAAGTCCATCTACTCCATTAATTCCTACTGGACCTGGATCTAGAAATCCTCAAAGTGAAACTGGAGAACCTAAGAAATCAACTCAATCTCAACCATCAACACCATTAATTCCTTCTTCACCACCATCATCTTCATCATTATCTGAAGACCAACTTAATAAAATGTCGGTGGATCAATTGAGTAAAATGTTAGATCCATCAAAAGTTGGAGCATCTAATCCAGCAGTTTTTGAAGCTGCTACAAGAGCTAGAGAAGAGGGTAAAGCACAAGGTCTTACTGGGGAAGTATTAGAAAAGAAAGTATTAATAGCATCTATTTTAGCAAAGAAAGGTGGAGCATCATCTGCTGTTTCTTCACCTACAACTTCTCCTTCTATAGCACCTGGGAAACCACCTAATATACCAGGTGTTCCCGAAAGTCAACCAAGTGTATCTATGTTGCCACTACCATCTGTTGGGAAAGGAGGAAACCCACAATCAGGAATGACAAAAACTGGATCAACACCTGTTGTTTATTTTAATTCTTATGACAGTAGTGAGGCTGCTATAATTACAACCGCAGCTCTTTATAACATCTGGGGAATGTAGGGGGATAGATAGATGCTTCCTTTATTACTTGGCGCAGGAAGAATGTTAGCAGCAGGAGCAGCAAGAGGTGCTGCTACAGGGGCAGCAAGAGGAGCAATTGTTGGAGGAATTAAAGAGACTGTAAAGAAAGGTATTGTTGATGGGGCAAAGAAAAAAGCGACCTCATTTATTAAGAAAAAAACTACCAAAGCTAATAAGAAAATATCTCCAGATAAATTAATACCAAAAGGAAGTAAGGGTAGTGGCACTGGAGCATTAGTTCGTCGTAAGTCATCTGCAATTGTTCGTCGTCCAACTTCTGCTCTTGTTAAACCCGTCGATAAAGAAACTGGGGTAGAAGAAAAGCAACAAAAAGAAGAACAAAAACCCTTTGATGGTGGAGATCTAATCAAGGAATTAATTGCAATCAAAGAAACTTTGATTAAAATTAAAGGAGTTTTTGGATCTAATTTAGCAAATACTTTAAGAAATCAAAGAAGTCAAAGAATTCTTAGAAGTAAAGAAAAGGCATCTAAGAGAGAGGCAGAATTAGAGAAAAAAGGTCCTGAGAAAAAAGGTAAGATATTAGAGGGTCCTAAAAAGAAACTAAGTTTCTTTGATATGATTTGGAATTATATTAGTAATGTTTTATTAGGAAGTCTTGCAAATTTCTTATTTAATTATGTTCCTCAGATTATTAAAATGTTTGGGGAAATTGCTAAAGGTCTTGAAAATCCTTTACAGCAATTAAGATTAGGAATAATTGCTCTCACAACTTTATTCCCGAAACAAATTAAGTTTCTTGCTAAACTGACAGGGATGATCATTGGTCCCCCTGCAAGATTGATAGGAAAACTTTTATTAAAAGCAGGAGGAGTCGCTAAGAACTTATTTAAGAAAGCAGGAACTCTTGTTTTTAATTTAATTAAGGGCCCTCTTACAAATTTAGTAAAGAGAATTGGTGGAGAAGCATTAGAGCAAGGTATAAAATCAACTGCTAAAGGTGCTGTTAAATTTGCAGGAAAAGCAGCAGCAAAAGCAGGTACTGCTATAGGAACTAGTGCTAGATTTTTAAAACGATTTAGAGCATTTTCTAAAATGTTTAAAAGAGTTCCAGTTATTGGGGCTTTGATTGGCATTGGTATTGATATGGCAATGGGAGAGCCATTGGATCGTGCTATTATAGGTGCTGCCGGTGCTAGTTTAGGTTCAGCAATTGGTGGATTAATAGGACAAGGTGTTATTCCAATTCCTGGTCTTGGTGCTCTTGTTGGTGCTGGTATTGGTGGTGCTATTGGTGATTGGGGGGCAAAAGAAATTTATAAAAATTTGTCAGGAAGAACTGGTCCAGTTGATAAGGCAAACCCAATTCCCGTTGAACGTCGTTATGCTGCAGGTAGAGTTGGTGGTGGTTCTAGATCTATGCCAAGTAGGACTACCAATATACAAGCAAAACCTGCAGTAGCAACAACTAAAGTTTCTGCCGATGTTGAAAGTAAGGCAAAGGAAGATATTCTTAAGGATGAGAAAAGTTTAAACAGATTTAAATCTCTCTCATCAACTTTTGCAGGAACTCCATTTATTGGTCAGTTATTGAAGATGGGTATTGATATTGGAATGGGAGCACAAGTTCAAAAGACACAGACTGATGCTGCTGCTCAAGACCTTGGATTTACTATTGGTAAAGCATTAGAAGATGATGAGTTTTCAGTTCCTGGTTTAAACAAAAGAATTATTGGACCTTTATCTAAGAATTTAACTGAGTGGGCAAAGAAAAGAATATTTTATGAAGTAAAATCAAGAGAAGGATTGTTCCCATCAATCGAAAAATCAAAAGACCAGGCAGGTAAAGCAGGTGAGGGTGGACAGCAACCAGCAACTGATGGTGGAGGAGTTAATATACAGGGAGGAGATGCTGATTTTTGGACACTGGCAGCAGTAGTTTCTAGAGAGGATGGTGATCCACAAGGACAGGCAGACGTTGCGCAGTCAATTTATAATAGACTTGCATCCGGTGCTTATGGTGGAAAAACTATAAAAGATTTAATTACCAGAACCTGGCAGTATGAACCAACTTGGAGATATCCAGGTGGTGCAACTAAAGGAAGAGGTAATCCTAATCCAGAATGGTTTAATATAAAAGATTTAGCTAGCGCAGCTGCTGCGACAGGAACTTCAGAATTCCACGTTTCTCAAGCTGCTAAAGCTATTCTAGATGCAAACCTTCAAAAAAATTCAAAAGAATTTGTTCAAGGAAGAACTGATTTTACTGGATACGCTAAATCTGCTAGAAGAGGTCAAATCCAAAGAAAGAGTGGTGACAATTATTTTGGATGGGACTTTAATTATTCTGGTAATAAAATAGCATTAGTCCCCAATTTCAATGCATCTGCATCATCTTCTTCTGGAGGTGGTGGAGGAGGAAAAAATGAACCTAACGTAGCTCAAAAAGACAAAAAAATATTCTTACATTGGACTGCTGGCGGATATAATGATAATCCTAGTGGATTTGGATATAATGCTGTTTTTGATGGTAGTGGAAAGAAACAACAAATTCGCCCATATAATCAGGCAGGAGAGCATACTTGGCGTAGAAATGCAAATTCTGTAGGACTAGCAGTTGCTGCTATGGGTGGAAAAACTGATCCTTGGAGTGTTCCTCCTAAAGCAAATCAAATTTCAGCAATGACTGCTGAAGCTGCTAAAATTGCTAAATCTTGGGGTTGGAAAGCATCTGATGTTAATTCCAAAAATATTATGACTCACGCTGAGATTGCAAAGATAGATGGTTATGGACCTGGATCTGGTGATAAACAAATGAGGTGGGATTTCCTTCAAACGGAAAAAGGAAAACCTGATTGGTCTGGAGGAAATGAACTTCGTAGTAAGATTAAATCTTCTATGGGAGGTGGATATGGTTTTAATCATCAGCATATTGTTCCATCTTTTGCTATGGGTGGAAATCACGTAGTAACTTCATCAATGGGGATGAGAAATTTTGCTCTATCTCCCGGTATGCATATGGGAGTTGACATTGCGGGATCCACTGGAGAACCTTTGCAAGCATTTACTGATGGAACTGTTGAAGCAACCTCTCCACCATCACCTTCTGCTGGTTATGGAAATTGGGTAAGTTGGATTGATAGCAATGGTATTGGGCATCTCTATGGGCATATGAACAAGCCTCCTTTTGTAAGAGCGGGTCAAAAGGTAAAGAAAGGAACTGTTCTTGGAGAACTTGGAAGCACTGGAAAATCTTCAGGACCTCACTTACATTGGGAAGCAGCAACAAATCCACAAGATACTGGAAGACCAAAGAGTTCAGTTCTTTCAAGATTTAATCCACTATCAAGATATAACAAAGAAGCTCCTTTTGGTGGAACTATTAAATCCGATGGTTCTGTTCCAGAAAGTTCAGGAACTTCATCCAACCACGATGCAGCACCTGGTTCAACTTCCCCAGGAACTTCGAGTTCAAATCAATTATCTTTCTCTGATAGTGCTCTGACTTCAGGAACAATCTATGGAGATCCTGCTAAGGGTGGTGGATCTGGAACTAGAGGTAAAATCGTAGAATACTTAACTGGAGATCCTAATAGTCCTAACATTGCAGGAAAAGCATATGATAGGGCAGGACACGGAACACCTGGCAATTATCACGATCACGTTGCCTTTAATGATCGTCAGACTGCAATAGATGCTTATAAATTCTTTAAATCAAAAGGTGTAGATGTCACTGAATTTAAAGGATTTGGTAGTGTTGGTGGCCACGCAATAAATTCTTATCATTATTCCGGTTTAGCATTTGATATTCCAGGATATCAATGGGGTGGAAGTGGTCCTGTTGGTGATAAAGATTATGCTGGGTCAAGAAAAGTTAGAGCACTTCTAAATGAATTTTTTGGAGGATCAATACCTGTTGGAAGTGGACCTCCTCCTTCAGATATTGCTCAAGGATCTCAACCAAATGCAGATGGATCGAATAATGGAGGATTACAGTTCTCTGAATCTGATTTAACTTCGGGAACAATCTATGGAGATCCATCAAAAGAATTCTATAAAAAGGAGATGGCAAATATTGATCAACTCAAGCAAAAACCATCTTATGATCAGAGTGGGAAACAAAGTATAGTTATGTTGCCACCTATGCAGGCACAATCTGCACCAGGACAATCTGGTGGTGGTAGGGGTATTTCACCTATTTCTGGTGGGTTAAATAATAAAGAAGTTTCCGCGCTTTCTGTCCGTCAAATTCTAGCATCAGCACTTTATAAAATTTAAGATTAATGTCAAATCAACAGGTTAATGCTTCCGATATTAAAACATTTACTATCTTTCCTACCAATGGAGATGATAAAGATAAAGGAGTTGATATTGTAGCCTTAATTCAAGAGTTGAAATATTATGAAAATGTTCTATCAAACTCATTATCTTTGAGTGTTATTGTTGCGGATAGTGGAGGATTGGAACTTTATAAAGATAATATGATAGGTATTTTGGACGGAATACCTATTAGAGGTGGAGAAAGAGTTGCTATAGAATTTTCAGACTCTCAAGAGAAAGAAACTACTTTATCTTTTGGCACTCATAGTTTTTATATTAATAGGATTAAAAACGTTAATCCTGGAACATCCAATGATGTCTTTATTTTGGAATTATGCACAAGAGAATTTTTGGCAAATGAACAAGCCAGAGTTGTTAAAAGATATGATGGAAAAATATCTGACAGTATTAGAACAATACTGACTGACCCAAAAGGTCTGAAGACAAAGAAAAATTTGGATATCGATGCAACAGTTCTTCCATATAACTTTATAGGAAATGACAGAAAACCTTTCTATATTTGCACTTGGTTAGCATCTAAAAGTGTTCCAGAAGCATCCGGAAAAATTAATGGTGCTGCCGGTTATTTCTTTTTTGAAACATATGACGGATTTAAATTTAAATCGATTGATGTTTTACTTTCCCAACCACCAAAGGATAAGAAAAAATTTGTTTATACTAACGCACCAAATATAGAAGGACCAACAGATTATACTACAAAGATTACCTATGTTTCTATTGAAAGAGATATGGATTTGCAACAAAATCTTTTGATGGGAACTTATGCAAATCGTAGTTTGTTCTTTGATTTTTATGCAATGGATTATGAAATAAGAAATTATAATTTAAAGAACGATCAGAAGGATAAAATTAAACCTGCAGAAGATAATATATTATTTGTTCCTGATGAATTTACACAAACTCCATCAAGATTTATGAATTTACTTCTGGATCTTGGAGCATTGCCATCTGGAGAAACGCCAGACAAACAACTTGAAACTTGGAAAAATAATCCCAAGCAACCTAACTTTGATGCACCTCAGACAATGGTTCAAGCAATTATGAGATATAATCAACTATATACAATTAAGACTAACATTGTTATTCCAGGTGATTTTAGTCTTAGGGCAGGTGATATAATTGAATGTGATTTTCCAGATCTGTCTAAAAAGAACAGTAAAGAGCCAAATAAAGAGACGAAAGGATTATATTTAATTGCCAGTTTATGTCATAGGATTACACCCAATGATACTTATACAAGTTTAACACTCGTTCGTGATTCGTTCAACAGCACTACCATCAAGTAAAATGGACAGAACACTTCAGCAACATATTAATGATGATCTTGATGAATTAAATAACCCAACTACTAGTGGTCAACGCCGTCGTCATCTTGAAGAAGAAGTTGAGGCACTTGAACAGTATCAAGTAAATCATCCTGATGAAAATTATGATCCAACACCATTAGAGTTATATTGCGATTCTAACCCAAGTGCCTTAGAGTGTAGAGTATACGATGATTGAACAGGAATTATTTAAAAAACATTTTCTAGGTAGAGATGGATTTGTCTGGTGGGTCGGGCAGATTGCCGATGCCAAAATGTGGAAGACAAATCAACCTGGAAAAAGAACTTTAACTAATGCAGATCATAAAGGATTTGCTGAAAGATATAGAGTTCGTATTATGGGATACCATACTGCTGACAAAGAAGCATTAAAAGATAATGATCTTCCTTGGGCAACAATAATGTATCCCGTGACTGCAGGTTCTGGAGGAGCAACAGCATCTGAGTCGGCCCAACTTAGACAAGGAACTTTTGTCTTTGGTTTCTTTATGGATGGTGAAGATGGGCAAGTTCCCGTCATTATGGGAGTTCTTGGGTATAATGAATATACCACAGTAATGCGTAATGTTCCTCCAGTTCCTTTTCTTCCTTTTGATGGATATGAAAAATTAGATAGAAGATCTCAGCAGGCAATTAAAGAAAAAAAGGAAAAGGTTCAGGCAACTCAAGTAAAACCACCAGGAAGAACTCCTGTAGATCCACAACCAACAATTCAACAATCAACAGTAGGTCAAAATCAATCTAATCATTCTGCTCAAGAAGAGTCTCAAAAGAAAGAAGGAAATATTCCAACACCTGAAGCAAAACCAAGACGTGATGGTCCCAATCAAATTAAAGGATTGCAAATTGATATTCGTAATCTAGTTCAAAAAGTAGAATTAATTACAAGAGATCTTTCAAAATTTGGAACAGAACAAAAAGGATTAATTAATAAGTATTCCGAAAAAATACAAAAGGCAATGGATGAGGCAACTAAGTTTGTCTCAGAAAAAGTTAAGTGGATCGTTAAAGAATTAAGAAAAAATACTGTAGAGAGAGTTAATAATGCAGTAAAAGATACTTATTATTTCTTTTTCCCAAACGAAAGACCTAAAGTAAAAGCAGCACAGGATAAAGCATTAAATAAAATTTCCTGTGTCTTTGATAAAGTAGTTAAGGGTCTGTTTGGTTTAGTTGGAAAATTCTTAGGATCACTCGTTAGTAAAATTGTAAATGTTGCTGCTTGTGTGATTGAAAATTTTGTTGGTGGTTTGGTTGGGAAAATAGCAGGATTTCTTTCTGGTGCTCTTGATAATATTTTAACACCTTTAAATTCTCTACTTGGGTTAGTTTCAAGTATAGGTGCAGTGGGAAATTCTTTAAAAGGATTTAGTGGATTTAAAATCGATGCCGTTGCAAATGTTTTTGAGTCAGTTAAATCTTTACGTGGTTTCTTTAGTTGTGAAACAAAACCAGTTTCTCAGGTCACTGACCAATGGAGTATATGGCAGGGGGCAGGTGATAATGGAGAGTCTCTTGCAAAATTAAAGTCAGTATTCGATAAAGCAAAGTCAGTTGGAAGTCAAGCAGTTAGTGCAGTAAATCAAGTTACTTCACTTGGAGATTCTATTGGAAGTTCATTAAAGAGTTTAGATTTTTCAGATTTATTTGAGGATACTTGTAATGTTGGCGCAATCTTATGTGGTCCACCGAAGGTTTCCTTTTTTGGAGGTGGAGGTTTTGGGGCAGCAGCAAATGCTATTGTAAGTGCATCTGGGGATATTATTGGAGTTGATATGATTAGTCCTGGATCTGGTTATATTGATGCTCCTTTTGTTTCTTTTAGCGACCCTTGCGGAAAGGGTAGGGGTGCAGTAGGAAAAGTAGTTTTGAATAACTTTAATAAAGGTGGATCCGGAACAGGACTTGGTTTAGATTCTACTCTAGTTAACTTAGCTAATCAAAATAATTTTTGGTCAGGAGACGAAAATCTAGCATTGTTTGATCAGATTTCAAATTCAACTAATTTGGATCCAAATTCTTCAGCAGGAGGAACTGGAACTGACGGAACTGGAACTGGAACTGACGGAACTGGAACTGACGGAACTGGCGGAACTGGAACTCCAAATAATGATAATATTATTGGAGTCCCTATAGAAATATCTTTAGGTTCTTCTGGAATTGATTATGAAAATTCTTCAAATGTTTCCACAATAGGAGGATCCGGAACTGGATTGACAGTCAATATAGAAACTGAGGATGATATTAATCTGGACGAAGATGATGCAATAGGTGGAGCAATTGTTAGTATTTCGATTTATGATCCTGGAGTTGATTATAAGGTCGGAGATATTGTAAGTATTGAAGGTGGTAGTGGAGGAACATTCAGAATTGATAAAGTTGAAGGTCCAGCATCTGGGATTGCTGTAAATTCTCAGACTCCATCTGCAGGGGGGATAGCGAGAGTTATTATTATAGATCCTGGAACTGGATATTTACCCGCCCCCGATGGTGATACTGGTGGGGAAGGAAGAATATGGAAAACAAAAGATCAAACAGAAGTGAGGAGATCGACTTTAGATTATGATAGACCTTACGATCCTGGTCAAACTATTAATTTAAATCCAGGAGATACAGTTAATCTTCCAATAGGATCTTCGGAAACTATTTCTGATGTAAATGGAAATATTCTGGAAGTTATTCCCGGTGGAGTTCCATATACTGTTTCCAATTCGGGGACAATTACTGCTCCTGTTGGAATTCAAACCTCTATTATACCAGAATCTCCTACGTTATCTAACGGTCAATATCCTGTCGTATTGGAACTTGAAGAAGTTTATGTGAAAAATTCTGGGTTTGAGTATAACCCAGAAGATAAAATTGTTATGGAACCAAATCTAGGTGCAATTTTAGAACCAATTTTTAATGATGTTGGATCCTTACTTGGAGTCAATATTATAAGAGGTGCAGAAGGATTTACTGAGATGCCTGAAATTTATATTGAAACTGAAACTGGTTATAATGCAGAATTGGTTCCAGTATTCAAGGTAAATAGAGTTGGAGATAATATTGATGTTATGCGTCCTTCCTTGGGAGAGAAAGTAATTTCAGTTATTGATTGTGTAGGTAAATTCTAATGGCAGAAAAGAAAAATTATCACGCCCATAGAAAAGGGACAAAGGATAGCGAAACTAAGAGAGGACATATTCATAACGATAATGTTCTATCTGCTTATATGGTTCGTAGTGGATATGACTATCGACATTATATGACAATGGATGCAGATGCTCATAGAACTGGATGGACGATCCTCAGATGCCCTGGAGCATTTAATGTTAAGGCAGGTGATGATATTCCATATAATTCAAATTCAATTTATTTTGAAGCAATTAATGGTGATATTGTTTTAAAAGCAAAAAATGGAAGAATTAAACTTGATGCTGAAAATATACAATTGATTGCTAAAGGCGGTAGTAATAAAACTGGAACAATTCTTTTAGAGTCTAACGAAGATATTACATTAAACTCTAAGAATATTAGATTGAATGCTGACTCTGTCTGTAAGTTCTTTTCTTCTGGATCGATGCAAATAGTAGCAGATGCTTCTATGGACATTTATGCAGGTCTAGCTGATTGTGCTACAGGAGCTTGTAAAATTAAAAAATCTAAATATCCATCTAAAATTGCAAAGATACATAATAAAGGAAACTTTGTAGTTTAATATAGAAAATGGCATTTTCTTTCGATGATATTGCTATAGGAAAAAGATTTTTCCTTGGATTTGGAAAACCTGAAATTTTAGGAAGAGGTCCAGCAGAAATTCGTGGATCTATGTTTGCTGAAGGTCCTGCTATTTTTGGGAACGCTACAGCATTTCCTTCTATTTGGGCAACTGTAATGATTGGCCCAAATAAGAATAGAGATTCACCCCCCTGCGTAATTCCTGGAAATTTAGCTGCTTGTGGAGGAGTCAATAATTCTCCATACTCTCTTGCAGTCAAAGGAAATGCTGCTATTTTTAATCATTTAGATGTTTCCAGAAATATTACTGCAGGAACTAATATTTTCGCAGGGGGCAATATTAGAGCACAGGGTGATGTTGTTTCTCATTGTGGTGGACATCGTTTATCTAATAAGAAAAACTTTGATATTCCCCATCCATCAAAAGAAGGTTGGAGACTGAGACACACTTGTCCAGAAAGTCCTTCCAATGATGTTTATATTCGAGGTAGAGTTAAAAATAAAACCACAATCGAACTTCCAGAATACTGGAAAGATTTTGTAGATACTAAAAATATCACAGTTACATTGACTCCAATTGGTTCTCACCAAAGTGTAATCGTAAAGAGTTGGGATAATGAAAAAGTTTATCTCCAATCAAATGGTGGTTTGCCAATTGATTGTTTCTACACAATCTATGCAGAAAGAGTTGATGGTGACAAACTCATTCCCGAATATGAAGGATTGACGCCTGATGAATATCCAGGAGATAATGGTGAATATAATATTAATACTTGATTTATGAAGATCCACGAAGTTTTTCCCATAGTTGTTGCCCAAGACGAAATAGACGTTCATCAAGAATTTAAAACCAAATACTTTGAAGAACTTAAAACTCTTTGGTTTAATGGATATGAAAATGAGACTCCCGAAAACTCCGGGAGATGTGCTCTTCATTTAAATCCAAACTATAAATTTTTCTTTGAGTCATTAAAAAGATCTGTTACTAAGTATCTTGATTTGATGGAAGTTGATTCCCATAAATTAAGTTTTCATATTACTAAATCTTGGATTGGATATCATAATAAAGATATACCTCAATTAAAACCACATACTCATAATGCATCTGATATTTCTTTTTGTTATTATATTTCTTCCGATCAATCTTCGGATAAATTCTGTGTTCATAACAAAGAAAACTTGAATGAGGTTTCAGATGCACTCTTTGAAACCAGTAATAAATATAATTTGATTAGGAAGTTTAATCGATACAACTGTGATTATTATACAATTACCCCTCACGAAGGAACGGTTGTTATATTTCCCAGTAAATTAATTCACTCAACTTTAAAGAAGGATAATTTAACTGATAGATATGTAATAGCAGGTGACATTAAACTCTGTTTAAAAGAAGAATATAAATTATATCATCAGACACTGCCTCACCCAAATCAATGGTTGTCATTTTAAGGAATTAAATTATGAATGAAGAAGAATATCTTGCTATGCTATTGGAACAACAACTTGTTCCAGAAGATGCTCCCCCCGATCCACTACCGGCAGCAACACAGGATGTCTTCTTTAATGTTGACAATGAGACAGGAACTGTCGGAATAGGAACTTCTCAAGCAGTCAATGCAAGAGTTCATATTGTATCTAGAGATCCTTTTCCTGCAGTTAGAATCATTCAAAAGGGGACTGGAGATGTTCTTTTAATTGATAATAAAGATCTTGCAGATCAGAATGATCCTCCCACTACACCATACTTTAATATTAAAAATGATGGAAGAATTGGTGTAGGAACAACAGTTCCATTAGCAGAAATGCATCTTGTCACTGAAGGTGAGGGTGATATTCTAATTGGTGGTGTCATAGGAACAGGACCTTTAGTTTCTCCTACAGACTCTGGCATATTCTTTTCTGGATTAGGTAACACAGTTTCTTCAGGTCTTTTTACCGAAGTTGATGGGTTGTTAGTTGATCTCGCAGCAAACGTAGAACAAGTTGGAACCGTAGATACAAGTCGAGTTGGTGGAATTATTCGACTGGATACTCGTAAAGAAGGTGAATACAGTTCAGACCTTGGAGATTATAATAGCTTTACGCTCAAAGGGTATCCGATTGGACTGGGAACTACAGGAGAATATAATGTCTTAACCGCAAATCTTGATACTGCAGACATTCATATTGCGCCTGTGAAGGGTGAAGTGTATGTAGGTGCATATTCTTCTACTACATCTCTTGGAATTGCAACGGATATTATTGATGAACAATATCGTTTTTATGTAAATGGCAATGCTGGAATTGCAGGAACATTATCTCTTCCAGATGATTCTAAAATAACTGTCGGAGTCTCAAGTGATCTTTCAATATATCATGATCCAGTAACAAACAATAGTTATATACTTGAAAATAATACAACGGGTAACTTAGTAATTGCTGGTGATAATATTGAGTTTAAAGATACTTCATTAACAGAAAATTACGCAGTCTTTACAACTAATGGTGCAGTAGAACTATACTATGATAATGTTAAGAAACTTGAGACAACTGCAGATGGTGTCTTTATTGGTGCTCTAGGATTTTCAACGACTGGAATTATAAGTGGACCTCAAGAAATTATAATCGATCCTGCAGTTGTTGGTGATGATACTGGAATTGTAAGAATTAAAGGGGACCTCTATGTAGATGGTGGAACCACACAGATCTATTCTAGCGTTGTTATGATTGCCGATGCTAGAGTTGGAATTGCGACTACAATATCTGATAGTTTTTTACTAAATGATGCTGGAATTGAAATTGGTATTGGAGCAAGTCAGAAGAGATTTGCGTATAATTATATAACCGATTCTTTAAGATCCTCAGAAAATATTAATATTTTCCCAATTGATAAGGTATATAAAATAGACGGAAATACTGTTCTGAGTATATCGACAGTCGGATCTTCTGTTACAACTTCTTCTTTGGAAGAAGTAGGAATCTTGCAAAGGTTGAGAGTTAGTGGTCTATCCACTCTAAATGACCTTTATGTGAGTGGAGTGGCTACTGTTCCTAATCTTAATGTTACTAATTTAAATCTACCTTCTGGAATAGCAACGATTGGTTATGCAACTATTACTGCAGCAAATATAGGTGTTGCTACGATTGGGTTTGGTTCAGTTCAAAATTTAATTGTTCCTACAACTGGAATTGCAACAATTGGAATTGCAACAATTGGAATTGCAACAATTGATAATGCAAGAATTACAAATCTTGCTTTAGGAACTACTGATGGGTCTCCATTAGGTCAAGTTGGAATTTTGACAATTGCAGCACTGTCCCCATTTGGTCAATTTGGTGGTGGTTTTATTGGTTCTGAAGCTCAGGTTTTAATCGCAACTGGAAGCACATATTTTAACAACACTGGAATTGGTATAAGTTGGTCAGAATTTTCTCTTTCTGCTATTGGAGGAACTACTGGTATTGCTATCACAGCAGTTGACCCCCTTACAGATACTAGAGAATTTTATTTACCCGGAGTTCCTACTGAAGATGTAGATGGAGCGTTGAGTGGAGTTGCTATTGCGGCAACAATGTATGCGGGGGGATTGAAATATAGCCCATCAACTAGAACATTATCTGATTTAAATGGTAATTTCAGAGCAATTCCTCCAAGAGATCCAATACCAGAAGCAGCTCCTGCAGCTATTACATCAGCAGATGTCGGTAAATCTAGAATAGTTCTTAGTAATATTACTATACAGAATGGAGATTTTCAAGTCGGAGATGCAGTTACAATCGTAAATAGAAATACTGTCACAATCAGTATTTTGACCGGAGGATCTACTCTCATTTTAGGTGCTCAAAATAGTAATACATCATCAAATAGAAACTTATCTAGAAATGGTATTGCGACTTTATTATGTGTGGATAGGCAAGCCTCTGGTCCAGGGTTTACTAATACATTTTTAATTTCTGGAGTTGGTCTATAATTATGTCTATTATTCAGATGTTATTCACTGGTGGTGGAACTTTTTTGAGTAATGAATTTCCCACCACAGGAAATGCTAAACCATTAACTACAGTAATTCCTTTCGTAGAAAGTAATTTTCTTATTCCTACCGGAGTTTCTAATATTACCGCTCAAGTATGGGGTGGTGGAGGAGCTTCTGGTTCTTGTTATTTTGGAACCAGTGGTGCCGGTGGTGGAGGTGGATACGTTTCTGCGTCTATTCCGGTTTCTGATTTGGGCATTACTGCTCTTACTATAAGATCGGGTGGTGGTGGAGGAAATCCAACTTATTATACAATACCTTCAGATGAATATACAGCCCAAAACACTTCTACTATTGAATTTGTTGGAGGAGAATCTGCTTCAAGTGCCCCAACCTATAATACAATTGCTCTCAGAGGAACGTCTTCTTCTTCAAGTTCTTTATCAGTTTCTACGATTACTTTTGTTGGTTCAGTTTCTGGAACTACTGTAACTTCTTTAACTTTACCAGCAACTCAGGAAGGAGACATTGTTATAATAGCATCTGCTGCAGATCAAAATGCTGTAATTATACCTACAGGATACACATTTATTAACCTTGATGCAACAGCAGCAAGTTATACGCTATCATATAAAGTGATGGGAGCAGTTCCAGACACTGAGATTACTGGTTTGCAGGACACTAACGGCACCGGTGCTGGTGTAAGAAATGTTGCTCACCTTGCTATGGTTTTTAGGGGAGTATCTGCAACAAATCCAATTATTGAAACTGCCGCTCCTATTAATAATGCTCCCATTTCAACTAATATACTGTTACCAGATGTTACTGTGGATAGTGTTGGTTGTATGTCAGTTGCATTTGGATTTTTAGACGATGTTGGTGCAAATGTTACTGCCAGTCCTACTGGTTATTCACCATCAATAAGTCAAATAGCAGATGCTATAGACCCAGCAAATCCAAACAATGATGAAGTGACTATTATGTCTGCATTCAGGCTTTTAACTGCTAGTGGATTGGAAAATCCTGACCAATTTACAGTTGATAACAATGATAATTATAGTTCATTTACATTAGCATTAAGACCCCAAAAGACTATAACCCCACCCTCATCAACATTACCTTTACCAACAAACACTCAAGTGGGAGATTTTCTTTTAGTTGCCTCAGTTGCTGATGGATCTACCTTACCTTTAAATCTTCCATCGGCATTTGATGGTATAACTACGACTCCATACGCAAACATATCTAATGCCAATGCAACAAATACTGCTTCTTATAGGTTGTCCTGGAGAAGAGTGTCTTCATTAGCAGAAACTATAACCAACTTATCGACAGAGGGAATTATTGATAGTGGGCTTACTGGGATTGCTAATGGAGAACCGGCAGGGGTTGCGCATTTCGCAATGTCTTTTAGTAATGTAGACACACTTAACCCATTTATCAGTGCAGTATCTTCTGCAACAGGAAACCCAGATCCTCCAGCAACAACAAATTTGAATATTGGTGGATATATGGCAGTTGCATTTGGATTTTTAGATAATGTAAGTCAAATTCCATCTACACTTCCAACTGGTTATGTTAGTGGTGGTGATATTAGAGTTGGAACAGATGCAAATGGAGCTAATGAAGCATCTATAATGACTGCTTATAGAATAAGACCTAATACTGGTATTGAAAACCCAGCATCCTTCACAGTTTCGGGAACCAATCCATACACAGCAATCACTGTTGCATTAAGACCCAGTCTACAAAGTTCTGGTGCTTTAACCCAACTTCCTCTTCCGTTAGGGTCTGCTGCAGGGGACATTGTATTTTGCTCTTCAGTTGCTGATGGAGGAACTTTAAATCCACCACCTGGTTTTATTGGGATTAGTTCAAGTGTTGGTAATGATAATGTTTCTTATCAATTATCATATAAAATATTAGCAGCAGGAGAAACTTTAATAACAGGATTAACTCCAGCAGGGGCCATTGATGGCGGTGCCGGTGATGGAGATCCTGCTGGTGTTGCTCACGCTTGTTTAGTTTTTAGGGGATTTGATCCTGCAAGCCCACCAACCTCAACAATAGCAACTGGAACAGGAAACCCAGATCCACCAAACATTACAGGATTATTGGCAGGTGATACTGCTATTGCTCTTGGATTTTTAGATAATGTAAGTATTACACCAACAGGAGTTCCTGCAAATTTCATTAGTGCGGTTAATGTTAGAGTCGGAACTGATAATAATGGAAATAATGAAGCATCCTTTATGTCTGCTTATAGATTAACAATACCAGGGACTTCAGAAAATCCAACAACCTTTAATGTTGGTGGGGGAGGAGAACCTTGGACTGCCATTACTATTGGATTAAGAGCTGCTAGATCTCAAAAATTCTCCATTATAACAGGAGGTTGTGGTGGTTCTGGTGGTGGTTATAGTGGAATTTTTTATAATCTAGGTGGAATATTAACTCCTTTATTGATCGCCGGAGGTGGTGGCGGAGGAGGTGGTGCTTCTATTAATGCTACTACTTCCGGTGGAGTTGGAGGTGCTGGAGGAGGAGGCGCTGGTGGTCCAGGATTTTCTGGTTTAGGTGGTCTTAACTCTGGACCAGGAGGTGGTGGAGGAACTCTTATCTCTGGAGGTGCTGGTGGATTTAATCTCGGTTCTGGTCTAAACCCAGGAGAAGCAGGTTTTTTTTGGGATACTGCTGAGGTATCGGGATTTTTGACTGGCGGGAGAGGTGCAAATTCTCCTGTTGCTGATACAACATCAGTTCCATTATATGGAGCAAATGCAACTGGTGGATGGATAAGAGGATCTGGTGGTGGAAGTTCTAGAAATCTAGATCCATATATTACATCACCTATTCCTACAGACTGTGGTGGTGCAGGTGGGGCAGGTTATTATGGAGGAGGAGGTGGTGGCGCTGGAAATAACGCTGGTGGCGGTGGAGGTGGTGGAGGATCTAATTATATAAATCCACTAGTTTCTGCTTTAGATAATTTTGTTGCAATAGGAACTTCTCCGGGAGTTGTTTATGATGGTATAATAGGATATGGTGGTAATAGTGTTATCGGGAATGGAACTGCTTACGTTTCAGGTCTTGGGGGAGGTAATGGATTGGTTGCAATTTCCTTTATTCAACCAGCATAATTATTTCCTTGACTTCCCAGCAAGAAAGTGCTACACTAGGATCGGTGTTACGTTTTTACTATGCAAGAAGAGTATTTGACCCGATGCGTGGTTGATCCCCTTAAAAGGACTGTTTATATTTACTCCAGTGAGGGGACAGAACGAGAAGTGTCCTGTGATACCGTTGATGAGTTTATGAATGTGCTAGAGTTCGTTCGTGCAACTTTGGATGAAAAAACTCTCTCATATGCAAATCCACTTTGATTTTCATTTTTTAGGGCAAAAATTTTCCCAGTAAAAATTTTCACATAAGGATTTTTAAGATATGCGTCCAGAAACAAAAGAATCAATGGAAATGTTGTTTTCAGCAAAATGGAATCTTCCAGAAGCAGCAAGAAACTGTGGATTAACTAATAAAGAAATGAAAATTACTTTTAACGAATACTGCACTTTACATCCCCCAACATATACTCCAGAAACTGATTTTAAAACATCATCTAAATAAACAAAAAGTAATAGGAGTTGTTCCTATGAAATACAGGATAGATGCAGCATATGTTTGGTATAACCGAAAAACGCAGATAGTCTTGATGTATTTCATAAATCAAATTCCATTTACTTTTGATGAACTTCCAGATTATTGTATGGATGATCTGGAATTAGTTGAAATGGCAAACAATGAACTCAAATTTGAACCTGAGGACTTGTATCAATCTTCACATTACCTTATAATGGAAGAGTGCCATCCTCTCATGTTTGAATTAGAACTGGAAAATCCAGAAATGTTGCCTGTTGATTAAATTGCCCTTGTAGCTCAGTGGTAGAGCAACGGTTTTGTAAACCGTTGGTCGCTGGTTCAAATCCAGTCGGGGGCTTGAGTTCTTAAAACTCCAAAATGTCATTAATTTCACAAAAAGATCGAAAACTTGCTATTGAAGCATTAGAGTATTATAAAACACAAATTCCATTAACCATTACTGTAGGAGAACTTGTTTCCGATACCGTCATTGAACAAGACGAACAAAAAATGATGGAACTTAATGCTCTTATAAATTGGATTAAATTAGAATACTTCAAAAATGAAAATTAATCTGTGGTATTGCCAATCTATGAATATGTGGCGTTGGACACTGACTGATGACTCTAGACCTATCTTAAAACAAGAAGCAGGTCAACAACCAGATCTTCGTGCTGCAATGAATGATGTTGCAAACACTGTAGAATATATGATGAAATCCTCACACGAATGAGTAAAAATACTCAGTTTTTTATAGATAGAGTAGGTAAAGAAGAAATCAAAAATCTTCTTTATAATTATCATTATTTAAAAGACGAATCAAAGGACTTTAAGAGTGGATACAACTACGGTTTATTCAAATCCAGTGTTTCTGATATTTTGCATATTGGTGACTGCCTCGCTGCTTGTATCTTTACTAAGATCCCCGTCCCAGAAATAGCAGTCGGGGCATTTGGATTGCAAAGAGATGAACAAGACGGTCTTTATGAATTATCGAGATTATGTGTTCACCCAGATATTCAAAAAACAGAATACAACATCACTTCTTGGTTTGTCAGTCGTTGTATAAAGAGGTTTAAAAAAGATGCCCGCGTTCGTTGTATTCTTAGCTATGCTGATGCTAATCACCACTCTGGAGTTATATACAGAGCTTGTAATTTTACTTACTACGGTTTAACTGATCCTAAAAAGGATTTTTATTATTCTGATGGATCCAAACACTCAAGAGGTTCTGTAAAAGGTTCTGAAGGTGAATGGAGAGAAAGAAGTCGAAAGCATAGATATCTGATGCTATTCGACAAAGAACTTAAAAAACGCTTGACTTGGAAAGAAGAAAAGTGGTATAATAATACAGGCGATACTTAAACCAGATTCCCTTCCGTGTGACTTGAAAAACCTCCCCCAAAGGGAGGTTTTCTTGTTGCTAAATAATCTATAACAGAATTTATAGCGCAATAAAATGGGTCTCAGTCGTCTGGATAATTTTCTGAAGAGCACTCGTGGAGAAATTCTTTATGTTGATCCATCAAGTATCGACTCTACAGATAGTATAGAAAATAAGGGTAATTCATTAACTAGACCCTTTAAAACTATACAAAGAGCATTAATAGAAGCAGCAAGATTTTCATACCAGAAAGGTTTAGATAATGATAGGTTTGGTAAAACGACCATTCTTCTTTATCCAGGTGAGCACCTTATTGATAATCGTCCAGGGTGGATTCCAGATATTTCCCTCGGACAGAATACTTATCTTTTGAGAAATGGAACTTCAAGTAATGATTTTACTCAATTTGATGTAAATACCAATTTTAATATTGCATCAGAAAATAATATTCTCTACAAAATGAATAGTGTCCATGGGGGAGTTATTATTCCTCGCGGAACTTCTATTGTCGGTTATGATCTTCGTAAAACCAAAATTCGTCCTAAGTATGTCCCAAATCCTGACGAAGTTGATGGAGCAAATATTGAAAGATCTGCTATTTTTAGAGTAACAGGTGCTTGTTACTTATGGCAATTTACTGTTTTTGATGCAGATCCAAATATTCCTTGTTATATCGATTATACGACAAACACATTTTTCCCAAGATTTTCTCATCATAAACTTACTTGTTTTGAATATGCAGACGGAGTAAATCCAGTAACTATCAATGACGAGTTTATTCAGAACTTTTCTACAACTCGAACTGACTTAGATATTTACTATGAAAAAGTTGGAATTGCTTATGGGGAAAGTAGTGATAGAGGAATTTCAAACGATTATCCATCATCCTTATTAGATATTCAACCAAAGATTGATGAATATTTGATCGTAGGTTCTCGTGGAGATGAAATAGGTATTACAAGTATTCGTGCAGGAAATGGAACAGTATCTGGTAATACAATTACCGTTGAGTTATCAGAGCCATTTGAAAACATTGATGTTGACTCTCCTATTCAAATTAAAGGAATTGGTCCAGCAGGATATAATGGTCAACAAGTTGTAAGTAAAGTTATCAGTGATAGCGTAATTCAGTATAAGGTTCAAACTCCTCCAGAAACTCCGAGTATCCCTTCTCCTCCTGGAGCAACTTTAAGTCTTATTTTAGATACTGTTAATTCTGCCTCTCCATACATTTTCAACTGTTCTCTAAGATCCGTGTATGGTATGTGTGGTCTTCACGCAGATGGAGACAAGGCAGGTGGATTTAAGAGTATGGTTGTTGCGCAATTCACCGGAATTGGTCTACAGAAAGATAATAAGGCATTCGTAAAATATAATCCAAATACCGGAGAATATGATGACGAACTGGCAACTGGAGATCAAAACATTTATGCCAATTCACTAGCACGTCATAAACCATCTTATGAAAGTATTCATATTAAGTGCAGTAACAATGCGTTTATTCAGGTAGTTTCCGTATTTGCAATTGGATTTACTCGCCACTTCTTAACAGAGTCTGGTGGAGACCTTTCGATCACAAACTCAAACTCCAACTTTGGAGCAAACTCATTAACTGCGACTGGATTTAGAAACGAAGCGTTTTTAAGAGATGATGTTGGTTATATTACTCACATCATTCCACCAAAAGAAATCGAACCAATTGAAACAAGTTCTGAATTTAATGCGATTGATGTAGCATTGACCATTTCCAGAGGATCTGCGGGAAGCAATAGATTATACTTGTACAATAAAAAATCTTTAGATGCCCCACCAAATCATATTTTGGATGGATATAGAATTGGAGCAAAGACTGACGATAAACTTTATTTTACAATAAATCAGAGTGGAGTTACTTCAACATATTTTGCTAACATTGTTATCCCAGGAACTTCTCAAAGCAAAGAAAAATTATCCTATGTTTCTAGAAGTAATTCTTTAAACAACATTACTGACGATATAATTAATTTTTCTTCACCACACTCTTTTTCAACAGGGGAAAAAATTAGAATTATTAGTGAAAATGGTTATTTGCCTGATGGAGTTAAAGAAGATCAGATATATTATGCGATAACAAATTCGTTACCCGGTTCTTCATTAACTACATCACAGTTAAAGATTGCAAAATCTTTCAATGATGCCCAAAACAATAATTTTATAAGTATCAATAATAGAGGTGGTTCATTAAAGGTAGTAAGTAGAGTTTCTGATAAAAAACCAAACGAAATTGGACATCCTATTCAGTGGGATATCTCATTGTCGCAGTGGTATATTTCTGTTTCTTCAGATGGAGCAAATAATACGATATATGATGCAATTGTTGCTGCAGGAGTTGCAACTCTTGGTCCAGCAACCTCTAGAACTTATATTGAAAGAACAATAGATACTAGATCTTTATCGGATACTCTTTACAAAATTAGATATGTAATCCCATCAAGTTCATCAATTACTTCAAGACCTCCAAGCGAAGGATTTATTCTTCAAGAGTCTAATAAAACAATTGGAGCAAGTGATGATGAAGTTACAAAATATTTTAGAAATTTAAATAACCCTGCAACTCTTGGAAATATTAATGAACTAAGAAATTTCAGATTTATTTCTAATGCAACTTGGTCTAATACTAACAAGGATGTTACTATTACTACTGAACTAGATCACGGTCTATCTGTAGGTTCCGAAGTTGAAATTAAGAGTATTAAGAGTACAAGAAATGCTACAGGAATTGATAAGATTGGATTTAATGGTTTATTCACAGTAACCGCAGTTCCCACTAGAAGAACTTTTAAATATGCTTTGATTACAAACCCAGGTAATTTCACTAGTAATACTTCAGCGAGAACTGTCGATCTTCCAAGATTTTCCCGTAAAAAGTATTCTGGAATTTACTCAATTTACAAATCTGAAGAAATTAAACCTTATATCAAGGGGCAGCAAGATGGAGTATATCACTTAACAATTACAAATTCTTCAAACTCACCTTCAGCATCTCCATTTGATTCTTTTAAATTGAGTCAACCGATTCAAAATCTTTATCCAAGAACAAATAGAGATGAACCAGTTTCTGACGCACCTTCTGCTTCTTCTTTTGCAGTTCCGGATCCAGTTGGAAAAGTTGTAGTTGATGATCCAGAAAATAGTATTACTAAAGAAACTATTGATAGTTCTTTATTAGATTTCAATCAGTCAATAAAAATTAATAATATAATTTCAATAGACGCTAACACTCATGACATTTATACTTCATCTGATCACGGTCTAAATCGTTTAATTTCAGCAACTGTTTTAACTCCTGGGTCAAATTATGGAACTGGTTCTGGAGTAACCGAAACTTATTACAATGCCCAATTAATTAGTAATACTGGTTTTGGAACAGAAGCATCTGCAAAAGTTGTTGTTAGTTCTGCCGGAACAATTTTTTCAGTTGAAATTATGAATCCCGGAACTGGATATTTTGTTAATGAAGAGTTATCTGTGGTTGGAATTGCTACTACAGGTCTTCATACTCCAGGAACAGTAAGAGTATCTAATGTATATAATAATATTGGCGATAATATAAAAATTTCCAATATTAAAGATCCATCTTATAAAAAGTATAATGGACTTTATAAAATTACATTATTAAATAGCTCTTCTAACAGAATTAGAGTTGCATCGTTAAATCCTATTTCATCCCCTGTTGTTGGATCCGGAATAGGAGCTACAGTATCTCAGCCTTCATTCATAAATCTGACAGGAAAAAGTTTGACGATTACTGCGGCCAGTTATAATTCTACATCAGGTATTGCAACTTTTGCATCTTCTTCTCCTCATGGATTATTCAAAGGAAATAAAATTTCAATTTCTAGTTCGACAGTAGAATATAATCAATCATTTATCGTAAATCAAGTTCCTCTTAATAATACATTCTCAGTAAATGTTGGAAAAGGTCTTTCCCCAGCAGGTGTTGGAGGTGCTGTTTTAAACTATGAGGGGGTATCTTCAAGAGGTGAATTAACTTCTACTGAAGATGAGAATGTTTCCGAAAGAATGATCTTTAATTATGGAAATCTAACAACTTATACTTCAGCAACATTAGGACCAGAACTTTCAAGCACTCAAGTTACACTTTCTGATAGATACGATTTGAGAATTGGTGATTTTATACTGATTAACAATGAAATTATGAGAGTGAAGACGACTGTAACAAGTAATGTTATACAAGTTGATCGTGCTCTGGTAGGAACATCACCAGAAAATCACGCTTTAGGTTCTTTAGTAAGAAGAATTAATATTATTCCAATTGAATTCAGAAGAAATTCTATTTTAAGAGCTTCTGGACATACATTTGAATATCTTGGATTTGGTCCAGGAAATTATTCGACTGCATTCCCCGAGAGGCAAGATAGGCAGTTAAGTCCTCAAGAAGAATTATTTGCACAGTCTGCTAAATTTGGCGCAGGTGCTGTTATATTCACTGGAATGAACAGTGATGGTGATTCCTATACTGGAAATAAAAAGGTCAGTTCTTCAGGAAGGGGTGAAACTTATGATACGCCAATTCCAAGCTTTGTTGGAGATCCTCCAGAGTCTTCTAATACACTTGGAATTGATTACATAAATCCTGATGTTATCTCTGTAAGTAGATCTATCTCGGTTGATGGTGGAGTTGAAGGAAATAACATTTCTAACTTTAATGGACCAGTAATCTTCAATGAAAAAATTACATCCAATTCTCCAGATGGAATTGAAGCAAGTACTCTTTTACTTCAGGGTGATGCAAGAATTTCAAGAAGATATACTGTAGGTATATCAACTCCGACTGTTGCTGGCAATCCAGGTGATGTTATTTTTGATGCTGCTCCTAATGTTGGTGGATCTATTGGTTGGGTATATACTAACCAAAATAATTGGTCTAGATTTGGTTCAATTAATCTTTCCGAATTTTCATCCATTGGAGTTTTTGATGATTTAACTATTAATAATTCCGATTTTAAAGTTTCAACTGGAGTACAGCAATTTACTGTAAGTAATGGATTAGTTGGTATTGGAACTGCGCCAGAAGCTGGAACTGCATTAAAAGTTAATGGAAAAATTGTTGGGGATGGTTCTGGACTTACAGGTGTTTCTGATATTTGGGTTACCGATGCAGTTGGTATTCATACAAATACTCCTATTGGAATTAATACCACTAGTGCTAAGTCAGAGTATGCAATGTATGTTGAAGGAACTATGGCAATCAATGGATCCTTACGTGTATTTGAAATCATTGAAAAGGCAACCATTGATAACAGAACTTTAACAAATACTACTATTCCAGTTTATTTGGCTGATAATAATGTTTATTATTTCGTAAATCCACCCACTGGCGATTGGACTTTAAGTTTCTTGGGAGATAGTTCTAAATTAACAACAGAACCTGGATATTTCTTAGCTGGAGATAATGGTTTCTTAAATGTAGGAGAAACAATGACCGTTGCGATTATAACAAATCAAGGAGCAATTCCATACTATAATCCTACAATTCTTGTTGATAATTCTAATATTAATCCTTATTATTATGGTGGAGAAAAAATAACAACAGGAAATCCGAATGGTATTGATGTTTATACATATGTTCTCATAAGAAAAGCGGGATCGGCAGCAGGAGCGATATCCAATCAGATTACTGTTCTATATTCTCAGGCACAATACACCCAAATACCTTAATTATAAGGAGTAATAAAAAATGAGTCCATTACTTGGTTCTACTGGAGGTTCTTCTGAATATGCTTATAGAGGAACTTTAGACGATTGGCCTAATCCATTTGCAACTGCTCTCAGTGCCCAAAATATTATAGGAACACAAAGCCCAACAATTGCTGCTACTGCCATTTTAACTATTACTGGGATTAACTATAAAGCAAGGGTCGTTGTCGAAAACGATAATGCAACTTTATCGATTGATGGTGGAGTTACTTATGTTCCAGCAAGGTCAACGGATGCTTCTGTATTTGTCAGAGATAATACTACCATCCAAATTAGACTTCAACCAACTTCAGGAACTCTGAGTGATTTTAACAAATCATATACAATTCCTGTTAAAATAGGAAAAAGAACAGGGACTTGGGAAGTTTCTACAAGATCAATTGACGAAACTCCGAATAATTTTATTTTTAATGGATTATTAGACCAGCAACTTGGAATTACTACAGTAAGTAATATTGTTACTGTTTTGGGATTAGAGGCAGGATTTTCTTTTCCTATTTCTGCTTCTGCAAATCAAACTGGAGAGGGAACAACGATTAATATCTATAAAAATGGATCACTAATCGGAGTTTCAGGAACAGTTGCAAATACTGATCAGATATACCTTTCAACACAAACTCCAAATTTATATGCAACAACAAGAACATTTACTGTTCAGGTAGGAACTTTCACAACTACTTGGGGTCTTATAACTAGAGATGCTATTACTACAATAGATCCATTTAGTTTCACTGGCATTTCTTCCGCAAATCAACTTGGATTTGGATATACAAGTGGATTTATGACAATATCTGGTGCTGATACGGGACCAGCAAATGCAGACCCATTAACTTGGCCAGGAGATCCAGCTGCGTTATTAGTGTCAAGAACTGGAACTGGTTCTTTCCAAATTCTGAAATCAGATGGAACTCTAAGATATACTGATCCAGTAAATCCAAGTGCCCCAACTTATTTTCAAACCTCATCAACCTATGCATTTAATGGTGATAAAATAAATGTTAAGGTGCCTTCTTCCACAAGTTATAGCACAACCACTACAACTACATTGAACGTATCGGATAAATCGGCAGCATTTATTGTTACAACAAGACCTGCCCCAATTGATACTATTCCTGCAACATATACATTTTCAGATCTTACAGATCAAGGAAGAGGTGTAGTAGTCACAAGTGGACCAATTACTTTAAGTGGCATGATTGCCGGATCAAATGGCGTAGCATCTATACCAAGTTCAACTGCAGGAGTTTCTGCAGAATATAATATAAATGGTAGTCCAACTTGGGTAGCAGGACTCAACCCAGGTCCTGTTAAAAATGGAGATATTATCCGTGTAAGAATGACAACTCCTGTTGCAAATACTGCGAATGGTGTAACTAATAATACACTAACTTTTAGAGTTAATGGAACAGACACAACAGTAAATAATTCAACCCCAATAGATAATCCAGAAGGATATACAACTATAACAGGTTTTCAGGAAGATATTTGGAATGTTAGCACTATTGCAAGAAGTTGTCCAATTACTACCTTCAGTATAGCAAATATAACCAATTCTCCTTTAAATTCTGACGAAATTATAGACTTCACAGTTGGTGGATATAACACTGATTGTCAAATGAATGTCACTGTCAATTCAGTATCTTCTGCTTTTAATTTTACTCAATTAAATGGATCAACGATAACTCCAGTTAAGACATTAACAAACGTTACACCAGGATCCACTGTTAGATTAACGGTAAGATCTAGCCCTTCTTATATCACAGGCGTAGCATCGACCATTACAGTTTCCAATAGTGCCTCTGGAGTCACTCCATCAGTTGGATTTAATACGTCCTTTACTATTACTACGGTTGCTGATACTACTCCTTGGGCATTGTCTCTTACTGCAAGTCCCACAACTATCGAAATAGGATCACCTACTACTTTAACCTGGTCTTCTACTAATTGCACAAGTATTCGCTCAGTAAGTTGGTCTGCAACTCCACCAACAAGTCTGAGTGGAACTACTGCACAAACACCAGTAACTACTGGGTCTATTACTTATACAATCACGGCATTTGTAAATCCAGCTTCTTCTACTTATACCACTGGAACTACTGTCGAGGGATCTAATAGGTATGCAACGGCATCGGTTACAATTACTGTTAATGAAGATTATACTCCTACTTTAAATCCTAATACAACCATATTTTCTTCTCTTACAGGAGTAGAGCCTTCAACTGCAATTCTCAATCTCCTTTCATCTGGTAATTTAACAGTGTCTGGAATTACTGCTGCTATAACCGGTTCAGTTACAGGTAGCCCTGGAGCAGCTTTTGCTCTTCCAGTAGCAGGATCTATTACTAACTCAAATATTGCTAATAATACTGTCATTCAATTAAGAGTAAATGCTTCGACCGATTTCCTTACAGCAACTAGCGCATTTATAAATTTTACCGACCCTTCAGGAAATTCTGTTGCAACCCAAAGAGAATTTAGAGTGACGACAAGAGAATGTATTCCAGAAGAAAATTCATTTCAATGGCCAGTTGGTCCAGTTGCTAATAATGTTACACTAACTTATTATACTAATGCGCAATTTACTAATACTTTGGGAACAATAATTTCGGGGGAAACGTTATTAAAAAGTAGACCTCCTACAGGTCTTGTTGCAGTAGGTGATGCAACAGCATATTATAACTCAATACTTGCAGGATCTGGAAATTTCCAAGGATCTACTGCATCTATTCAATGGACGGACTTGGTATCTGCTATTTGGGATGCATTTACTTTAAATGCACAAAGACCTCCTGCGCAATTTGAGATTGAATCTTTATTGCAAAATCTTAACCCCAGTAGTTATACTGGAATTGCGGTTGGAGCAACTCCTTGGCAGACTGTCCTTAACTCAGCAGCAACAAGCAATACTACTAGAATTAGAGATACTGCGTTTCCAATTCTTAACAGTTGCACTACCAGAGCAGCGACAGTTGGGACTATCAAAACTGGTGCATATTAATTTTATAAATATATAAAAGGGTGGATAGGGAAACCCGGGGGAACTATGGCCATAGATAAGAATTTTGTCGTTAAAAATGGTCTTGAAGTAAGTGATAATTTAATCCACGCTGATGCAGTAACCAAAAGAATCGGTATTGGAACTGATCAGCCAGAATATCTTTTAGACGTTAAGGCAATTCCGAAACCCGGAGAAGTTATAGTCGGAATTGCAACAACGACCGTTGCAATTTTTAGAGGAGATGTCATAATTCAAGGTACTCTTGATGTTGCCAATGATGAAATTAATTTAGACTATGGAGACATCACAAATATCATCGGTGAAAATTTAAATTATGGTATTGGAACTATTAGGAACTTTACTTCCACCAACGCAGGAATTACAACACTAACAGTAACAAATATTAATGCTGGTCCAGGAATTGCTTCCTTACCTCTTATAGTAAGTGGTATTGCAACGGTTGATCTTGGAATCGGAAATACATTAAGATATCAGACTGGTTTTATAACTTCAATAATAGGGTCTAATTTAAATTATAGTATCGGAACGATTACGAATCTAAGTGGAACTATTTCAACAATTACAACTTCCACTGGCACAGATTTAGAATATACTAATGCTTACATCAGCAATCTTTATGCACAAAGTGGAATTGTCACAACATTAAATTCAACTAATGCCACTTTAACTAGTGTATCAGGGGATAACTTAACATATAATACAGGAACCATTACTACATTTACTTCAAGTGATGGAACTATTACAAATCTAACAGGAACTGCAGTTACTTATTCTGCAGGAAATTTCACTAATATTGTTGGTGTTTCTGTTACTGCTACAGATTTTAGTGGAGAACAAGCGACTATTAATGTTCTTGACGGAGAGCAATTAAACTATGCAATAGGAACTTTTAGAAATTCACTTTACGTCAATAGTGCTCTTTATGATGATAATAGACAGTATGGAAATTATGGTCAATATCTAAAATCTTTAGGAGGAACTGGAGGATCTGATGGAGGTCCAGCAGTTCAATGGGAATCTTTTGGTGTTCTTAGAAATAGAGAAGTATTTACTGCATCTGCAGGGCAATCTGAATTTGCATTCCAATATGATTTATCAACTTTAGGAGATCCCCCAGGAATCGGAATCGGAGTAAATCCAGAAGCATTATATCTTGACGTTTATCTAAATGGAGTTAAGTTAATTCAAGGTGATGATTATATTGCAACTTCTGGAGTCGGAATTACCTTAACTACTCCAGCAGATTTAGGTGATATTATTGAGATGAATGCTCTCATTGATAATGATCTAATTTTGATTGATGGTGCAACAATCACAGTCAGTAATTTCGGAGAAAATGCTGGTATAGCATCTTTTATTGATTTTACAGACAATATGTTTGTAATTGGAGCAGGTGGACCTGGTATTGTTACTGTTGGTGTTGCTCTGAGTGGAACTTATGTAATTGACGTTGCTGGTATTAGTTCATTTACAGATACTGTTCTAATTAATCAAGTTTCAACTGCTAATACATTTTATGCAGTCAATCTTACTGATTTGACTGGTGGAATAGGAACTTATAAGGATACTTTTGTTGATGCTGATCTAGCAGGTCTTATCTATTACCCATTAGGACCAAAACTTGGAATTGGCGTTAGTATATTAGAGGATTATAATTTAACAGTAGCAATTGATGCCAAAATTGGTAACATTGCTCTAGAAACAAATACCCTTACTGGAGAGGCAAAAATTTCTCCAACTCAATCGGTAGTTTCTTTAGGAACAACTGATAGAATTACAATTGGTTCTTCTCTTGCTGTTGAAAATGATATAACTGCCGAAGGTTCAGTAACTGCAGAAGAATATTATGGTGATGGTGTAAATCTTGTAGGGATTGTAACTCAGATTGTTGCTGGAATTGGTGTTAATGTTTTCGGATCTCAACCACAAGGAAAGGGTGTAGTTAAGATTGATGCATATCGTCCAATCGGTAAAACAATTTATGTTTCTCAAACTGGTGATGATAATAATACTGGATTGGCAGAGAATTATCCAAAGAGAACAATCAAAGCAGCTGCTGGTGCTGCTCTATTTGGAGATACTATTAAAGTATTCCCTGGAGTTTATGTTGAAGAAAATCCCATTCTTCTTAAGAAAACAGTCGCAGTTGAGGGAACTGAACTCAGAAACTGCGTTGTTACTCCAAAGTATCCCAACCAAGACTTATTCTTTGTAAACAATGGTTGCCACCTAACAGACTTGAGTTTCATTGGTCCTCAAATGACCAATGGAGCAGCAATTGTTTCATTCGAACGTTTGCTGGGCGTTTCAACTGGTAGATACTTTGATGCTGCGAGATTAATTCGTTTAAATCTTGATTACATTGCTAAAGAGTCCGTAGGTTTCCTTACAAGTGGATTTAGTGGATTTGCAGGAACTCATAGAGAGCAGGATGCTGGTAGACTACTTGATCTAAATCTCGATTTCATTGCAGAAGAAACTGTTGCTTGGTTATACACTCCTAATGCTGATCCATCACAAGGATATCTTGGTTCAGCAGGTCTTGCTTTAACAACAACGGGTCTTACAGGATCTCCCCCTCCAGTCCCAGCAACAGTGAAGCAAAGTTGTAAGGATGATGTTAAGGACATTATCCGCTCCATTTCGAATGATTTAAAAGCAAATAGCAATAGAAATTCAGTTGGAGCAGGAAAATCTTATTATGATCCTTCAGGAAACTTACTTCATATTAATGGGCAGGATGGAAATGGTAATAGCATTCGAGCGGCAACAGTTGCTGCAATTAACCATGCGGTAGGAATTGCAACATATATTATCAATAATATTGATTATAAGGCTCAACCTGGAATTGTATCATTTACAAGTACAAATCAAAACTTTAGTTATTCTCCGATCATTGTTCCTGGAGGATGTCCAGAAACTATTACCAAAATAAATGGACTACGTGATAATATTGTGAATATTATCAGTGATTATAGCACTCTTGCCGGAATTACCACAATATATGGAGTAAATATTGACTCAAGTCTTTGCGCAAAAGACGTTAAAAATATTTGGAAAGGAATTTGTTTTGATATTACAAGAGGTGGAAATTCTAAGTCTGTGGGTGCTGGCAAATCCTATTATGATGAAGATTGGAATTTAAAAACAGGAATTCTTAAGAACCCATCAGAAGTTGAGCAAACTATTGCGACTTTAGACTACTCATTTAAAGTAGCACGTTCAATAGTCAATAACTGCACTTGGGGAGGATATCCGGTAGGAGTTGGAACTAGCGTTTCTAACGCAGTTTATGATCATGTAACTGGAATTACTACTATTACAACTAATGGTCCTCACGGATTGAGTAAAGATGATCCAGCTAGAATTGTTGGATTAGCATTTACTTGTAGTTATGATGGTGGGGCAACACAATTAATTTTCCCAAGGGAAGGTGATTATGGTGTTATATTCCCAGTTCAATCTGTAGTTGGACCAAATACATTTACTTTTGTCGGCGGAGCATCAACACTCCCTCATTATTACACTACTGGAGGAACAGTTCAGAAATATCAAAACTTCCAACAAGAATTTACTCAGGTTAAAGATCTTGGAATTCAGGTCGACCCAGAAACTGGATTTAATAATAGTGTTAATTCTTGTGCAAATGTTATTTCTGCAATGCATTCTTGCATCGGAGTTGTAACTTCTATTGTTGGTTTAGGATCAACCGCGTTCTCCACTGTTGGATTTAATACAACATATCCAGGAAACAGTGGATATGGATTTAATTCAGTAACATCAGTAATTGGCGCAACATATGATAATACAAGTGGAATAGCAACAATTACTGCTCCAGGAATTCTAGTTAAAAAAGGTGATTTAATTGAGATTAGAGATCTTGAGTTCTCTTGTTCATATGACCCATCAAACATATTAAAGTTTCCATCAGGTTATTATGGATATGATTTTAATATTGATAAAATAAATCCAGATGGAAGTTTTGCAATTAATGTCGGAGTTTCAACAATTGTTCATAATTATGAGGGTGGTGGATTTATTGTTAAGCGTTCTATAGGTGTCACAACTGCTTCTTATAATAATGTAACTGGTATTACTACAGTAACAGCAGCAGGTGCAGTTGTTAAGAAGGGAGATCTAGTTGTTCTTAGAGATCTTGAGTTTTCTTGCACAAGTGGTGCTGGAACTACAACATTATATCCAACTGGTAATAGAGGATTTACTTTTGAAGTTCTTAATATTATTGGTGGAGACTCAGATGGTTCCAATACATTTGTTGTAAATGTTGGACCATCAACAATTCCTCATACTTATCAGGGTGGTGGAGTTGTTCTTCCACCATATTCCAAAGGAACTGGACCTGTAACTCAAGGTCCTTATGTAAGAAACTGCACCAACTTTATTCCAGGAAGTATTGGAATGCTTGTGGATGGTGTTAATGCTGAACCAGGAGACCAAGACGATATTGGTGTTACTGGAGCAATGAGCGTTGACTCATATACTCAATATAATCAAGGTGGTATTGGAGTTTCTATTACCAACGGTGCTTATTGTCAGTTAGTTTCTATCTTTACAATTTGCGATGATATTGCGATTTACACAGGATCTGGCGGTCAGTGTGATATTACAAACTCTAACTCATCATTCGGTAATTATGGTCTTGTTTCCAATGGTGTTGGTGGACCAGATAGTAAATCAATTTATAGATATACTGGAAATATTATTGTAAATAAAGACGGAAATGAACCTGCCGCTGAACAGGCAACAATCACAGTTTCTGGAATTGGATCATATAGACCATATGATGGACAAGCTCTCTACTTTGGTGAACTGTTCTATACTGTTCAAAGAGTAGAAATTACTGATGGTGGAAGTGGATATAACGAGGATGATCCTCCAATAGTAACTTTTGATGATCCTGAAGGTGAAAATGGAATTACTGCAGAAGCATTAGTAACTGTAGAAAATGGAAAAGTCGTTTCAGTTGACCTTGTAAGTAGCGGAAGTCAATATAGAACTCCACCAGATATTAGATTTAGTGGTGGGGGAATTGGCATTACAACTGCTACTGCACAGGCAGTAATGACTCCAATTTATTATACAATTGAAAGTGCAACTCTTCCTAGTGCTGGAATTTCTACAATTATATTGAATACAAATCTAAATAATAACGTAAGTGTAGGAACCACGGTTTATTTCTCCAGATTAAGTTTGCAGATTGCTACAACAATTTCTTTTGAATGGGTTGGGGCAGGAACAGACATTAATAGAGCAAAACCAGGATTAGGTGGTGTAGTTGTTCCAGAAAATCAAGTTGTTAAAATTGACGGCGGACAAGTTGTTTATACCAGCACAGACCAGGCTGGTAACTTTAGAATTGGTGATGGTGTAACCGTCAATCAGCTTACTGGAACCGTATCTGGTAGAGCATTTAATCAAAGTTTGTTAAATACAGTAACTCCACTCATCATCGCATTAGGTAAGTAAAATGGCAGCAGTAGCTCTTAATAAATTCAGAACAATCCGAGTTGGCATTACAACCAATATGGTAGGAATATACACTTGCCCTATTGGTGTTGCTTCCATTATTATTCTTTCTCAGGTTACTAATATTGGAACAGGATCTTCTGTTCATACAGTAACTGCGGTTCATTCTCGCAATAAATCGACTGATACTGGAGATTATAAATTTGCTAATGGAGTTTCTATTCCACCTAATGATAGTGCCATTTTAATTCCAGATGGAAGACTTGCTCTTGAGACTAATGACTCTATTAAGATTAAAGGAAGTGAGAATGGAGTTCTTGAGTTGGTATTAAGTGTTCTGGAGACTGCGAAGCAATGACACGAAGAACTAGGATATTATCAATACTGGGAAGTTCTATTGGTATTAATACAATTACCAATTCAGTATCTCTTGGGTCTTCAACTTCCCCAATGTCATTTCAAAATGGTATTATTGATTCTAATGCAGGTGTTGGATCTACTGGATTTGTTTTAACTTCTATTGGTGCTGGAGTTAGTTGGTCTTCATTAGGACAAAGTGCCCAAGGAATTCAAGGACGTCAAGGAACTACAGGAATAGGATCACAAGGACTTCAAGGAACTCAAGGTGTTCAAGGACCTAGTGGTGTGGGAACTGGAGGATCTGGATCTCAAGGAATTCAAGGTCTCTCAGGTTCTGTTGGTGTTCAAGGTGCTACAGGTGCTACAGGAATAGGATCACAAGGACTTCAAGGTGTTCAAGGTGCTACGGGAATAGGATCACAAGGAGTTCAGGGAGTTCAAGGTCCAAGTGGTGTAGGAACTGGAGGATCTGGTTCTCAAGGAATTCAGGGAGTTCAAGGGATTTCCGGCATTGTTGGAGTTCAGGGAGTTCAAGGATCTACTGGATCAAGTGGAATAGGATCTCAAGGTGCTCAAGGAGTTCAAGGGATTTCCGGCATTGTTGGAGTTCAGGGGGTTCAAGGATCTACTGGTCCCGTAGCAGGATCTGCTAATCAAGTAGTATACAAAAATGCATCAAACGTTGCAACAGGTTCTTCATCACTAACTTTTGATGGGTCAATTCTTTCAGCAAGTGGAATTATCATTGCTGCTAATGGATTTATGAGTTCTGCATCAGACTATCCAGTGAAAATTGATGTTGTTGGAAGTACACTTGTATTTTCTGTTGCTGGTATTGGATCAGCTACATTGAACCTGGTCTAAATAATGAGAACAAGAACTAACATAATTCACCTCAAAAATAGTTAAATGGCGAGATTAAATTCTGGAAGAGTTGTAAGAACTCCACAATCAAGAATTACTTCCGATAGGTATCAGTTTCTTGGATTAGAGCAAGCTGAACCAAATCTCGGTGACCCTTTAGTAGGACCATCTTCGGTTACTGCAAAACCGCTTCCTTTAGGTCAGTATTATACTGTAATTGGAGTAGGAACTCAACCAGGAGAACGATATTGGGCCACAGGCAATATTGGAATTGGAACTACTCAAGGTCTTATAAGTGTTTTTGATAGAGGTACTTTGCCATCCAATGCCTTCACTAGAATTGGGGCATTAAATTTTGTAGGAACGGGAGTTACCGTAGAAACTTCCTCATTTGAAATGTTTCCTGGAGTTGGTGTAGCAACAATTAGAATTGCAGTTGATGAAGTTTTAAATCAAGGAAATGTAGGTGAATTCCTTGTTAATACTTCAACTGGATTTGCATTTGGAACTCCTGATTTATTTTATAATGCATCAACTCGTAGGGTTGGTGTAGCAACAAATAATCCGATTTTTACATTAGATGTTGCTGGTGATGGTAGATTTATCAGTTCCGTTACTGCTCCCGATTTTTATGGCGATTTAAGTGGAACTGCAACAACTGCAACTAATCTAACCAGTGCTGCGAATATTACTGGAGGATTTTTAAGCACAGAAAGAGTAGATCCAAGTGAATTTTATCCAATTTATGTCAATAAGGCAAAGGAAGCAGAAAATATTAGCGGAATTGCAGAAACTTCTAGAAATGTAATCGGTGGTATTGGTTCTATTACATCACTATATGTTGGTGGTGGAGCAGCAATTGTCGGAGTTGGAACTTCAATAGGTTTAATTTTAGAAGGATTTTTGGCATATGATGCTGATGATATTGATGGAACTAGTGGAACAACTACTTCAGTATTAATGTCTCAAGGACCTGGCCTTGGAGTTACTTGGAAAACCGTTCAAGAAGCTGCTCTTTTTGGTCTTCAAGGTATTCAAGGAATTCAAGGAATTCAAGGACGTCAAGGTATTCAGGGAATTCAAGGACCTCAAGGTATTCAAGGACCTCAAGGTATTCAAGGAACTGCAGGTCCTCAAGGACTACAGGGAATTAGTGGTGATTTTGGAACTCAGGGTCTCCTAGGAATTCAAGGACTTCAAGGAACCATAGGACCTCAAGGAATTCAAGGAAATCAAGGTCCTTTAGGAATTCAAGGAATTCAAGGAATTCAAGGGGTTCAAGGAACTTTTGGGGGTGTTGGGGTTCCAGGTGCTCAGGGTCTTCAAGGAATTCAAGGAATTCAAGGAATTCAAGGAAATCAAGGTATTCAAGGTATTTCCGGAACTCTTGGAACTCCAGGTGTTCAAGGTATTCAAGGTGTTCAAGGATCTCAAGGTCTTCAAGGTATTCAAGGACCTCAAGGTCTTCAAGGAACTGCAGGTCCTCAGGGACTTCAGGGACTTCAAGGAATTCAAGGTCTTTCTGGTGGAGCAGGAACACCAGGATCTCAAGGACTTCAAGGTATTCAAGGAACTACAGGCTCTCAGGGACTTCAAGGAATTCAAGGACTCCAGGGAACTCAAGGACCTCAAGGTATTCAAGGAATTCAAGGAAGTCAAGGTATTCAAGGTCTTTCTGGTGGAGCAGGAACACCAGGATCTCAAGGACTTCAAGGTCTTCAAGGTATTCAAGGACCTCAAGGACTCCAGGGAACTCAAGGACTCCAGGGAACTCAAGGACCTCAAGGTCTCCAAGGAATTACCGGAGCAGGAACTCAAGGTATTCAGGGAATTCAAGGACCTCAAGGTATTCAGGGAATTCAAGGACCTCAAGGTATTCAGGGAATTCAAGGACGTCAAGGTATTCAGGGAATTCAAGGTCCTCAAGGTCTCCAAGGAATTACCGGAGCAGGAACTCAAGGTATTCAGGGTATTCAAGGACCTCAAGGTATTCAGGGAATTCAAGGACGTCAAGGTATTCAAGGCGTTCAAGGAACCTTTGGTCCTGCAACTATACCCCAAACGCTTGCAACACCACCTTATACATTAGATCCATCAGATAATGGAAAACACGTATCAGTTGGTGGTGCTGGAGCAACTGTAACAATTCCAACTGGATTATTCTCTTCAGGAAATAATGTGGTTATCTATAATTCTGGAGCAACATCTATTGGAATTAATACCACAGGATCTACTGGAGTGGTATTAAGATTTGCAGGAAGCACTTTAACTGGAAATAGAGATCTTGCTCCTTATGGGGTCGCTACGCTTTTATGTGTAAATACTAATGAATATGTAATTTCTGGAGCAGGTTTATACTGATATGACTTTTCCCGCACAATTATTATCTTACATAAATTCTCAACAAAATCAAGTATCTTATACTACAGCAGGAGTTAGTAGTTATTTTACAGTTCCTGAGGGTGTAACTTCACTATCTGCAGTCTGTATTGGTGCAGGTGGAGGTGGTGGTGGAACTGGATCTGATAGTTTTGCTGCAGGTGGAGGCGGTGGAGGAGGTCTCACTTGGGGAATTTTTTCTGTTGTCCCAGGAGATGTTTTAGAAATTTTTGTCGGAACTGCAGGTGTTGCTGGAGCAGCTTCGAATGCTGCTGCGGGGGTAGGGGGAGCGGGTGGAGATACGTACATTAGATTATTTTCAAGAGTTGGTGGCGGCGCAGGTGTAGGAGGTAATATTCTAATTGCTGAAGGTGGAAGAGGCGGGGGCAAAGCAACTACTAACACAGGTTCTGCTGCAGGAGGTGCAGGTGGTCGTGGTGGTTCAACTTCTTATGGAGCTCCAACTAATGCAGGAATTACCGTTTTTAAATATAATGGAGGTGCCGGAGGTAATGGTGGATCTTGCACAGGTGGGGGTGCTGGCGGCGGAGGTGCCGGCGGTTATATTGGAGCGGGCGGCAATGGCGGTTCAGTTAATCCAAATACAGTTGCTACTTCTGCCGTAACCGGATCTGGTGGTGGTGGTGGAGGTGGTGGAACCGGAACTGGTGGTCTTTCTCAAAAAGGATATGGAGGTGGTGGCGTTGGTGCCTATGGAATTGACATAACAGGAGAACTTAATTCAACAGGAGAACCTGGTAGTAATGACACTGGTAGTGGAGGGTCTGGTGGTGGAGGAGGATCTTTCTTCAACGATCCTGGTTTAGGAATTGCTGCACAATATATTTCAGAATCTGTTTCAACAACAACCTCTATTGATTATCCCGTTGGAATAACCACAGGAGATTTTCTTCTTTTAATGTCAGGATCTGATGTTTATACTGGAGACAGACAATTAGCAACCAATTTTACATCTATTCCAGTTCCAGTAGGATTTACTACTATCAGTCAATCAGTCAATGGCGTATATAGAATAAGTTCTTCAGGAATAGCCACAGAAGCTATTCCTGCTAATGTTACAGCTATTGCCAATAAATCAAGAGATTTAAATTTCACATCATCTTACAGATTTGTTCCTGAAGGTGGTCTTAGTGGAACATTAGCTGGTCTTACAACATCTTCAGTTCATAATATGTTTGCTCTTAGGTTTCTACCTAATCCACCAACAATTAATTATTTGACAACAAGTGGAAATCCTGGTCTTCAGGTTAATACTGGCGGTTCACTTATGCCAAATCCCCCAGCATATGTTGGAACTCCTAGAGGAGCATTTTCACTTGCTCTTGGATATTTAACTAACGCAATTTTATTAAGTCCAGGGTCAACTACTGCAGGGGCAGGAACAACAGAAATTGCTACAGTAAATGGAGGAAGAACTCCGCCAAGGGGTGGTGAAGGGGTTGGACTAGTCGCATCTTATCGACAGGTTGCAACGGGAACTACTGAAACATTTGATCCTGGGCCCTTTTTAACCGGAACAACATCACATGCCCGTGCTTGGTCAATTGAAGTTCCACGATCAAATACGGCAAATCCAGTTTCTATTATCGGAACTGCTTCCACATCGACATGGAACGAACCAGATACAGACAATTTTACTTTACCAACAACACTTGATATATCTGGTATTGTATCAGATGGTTGCACAGTTATGGTTATTAGTGCTTATGATAATAACGCTACTCCCAGTACTCCACAACTTACCGGTGTTGCACTTGACCGTTTTATTGCCGGCAGCAGCGGGCCCGCTTCCTTTGATACCGGTGGAATGGGATGGAATATTCGATGGGGTATTTGGAATACTGGAGACGGGACAAACATTACAAATTTAGAAGAAGCATCAACAAATATTCCGGCAGCTCATCTAGTAATTACATTTTCTAATGCAAACATACCAGCAACACCAAATGCACCATCTTTTGACAATAATTCTACTTTTTATGGATCTCCCAATCCTCCTCAAATAACTACAACACAAAACGGATCTCTCATTCTTGCTATTGGAATGGTTGATAATATCAGAGTATCTAATATTACTAGCGTTCAAGAACCCATTAATGGTTACAGTCCAATCACAGTTCAAACATATGGAGTAACTGATAATGGTGCAATTCTTATGTCCGCATATAAAAATAATTTAGATCCAGATACTCAAGATATTCCGGGCACTGAAGATCCAGAACCATTTCGTGGTAATGGGGGTAATGTTTGGGTGGCACAAACAATCATCATTGGAGGTCCTGGAAGTAATACTAGTGGAGGTCCTAATAATGCAGGACAATGGGGTGGTGGTGGAGGATCCGGAAGAGAGAATGAATCCGTCAGTGGTATGGCTGGTGCCCAAGGATCCGCAAGAATTATGTGGGGAAATTCACGTCAATACCCAGCATCAGCTACTGCAGGGAATGCTCCAATAGTTCTAGACTGGACTCCATAAGAACCACTTCTAGAACCGTCACAGACCCCCCTAGGATCTCTTCCAGGGGGGTTTATAGTATATGAGCAACCAAAGACCCCGTTTATGAGGTTTTCCTCCTTTGATCGCCTTCTTTTCCTCAGTTCTTTTCTACTTTTTATGAACTGGGGAGTTCGCCTTACACAATCTATTTTTAATTATTTCTTCTGATGGTTTATCTTGATATTAATGGTTTCGGTTTTGGTGTCCGTAAGAAACTTTGCAAAGATGTCATTGAATATTTTTGCGATAAGTATCTTCCCCGCCACAAACTTGACATCACTGTAAAGCATCGGAATTTACGTCGAGATAATGTATATGGGTGGTGTAATATTGAAGGGGATGCCTATCGTCCTCGTGAGTTTATGATTGAAATTCACAATGGACTTGATAAGGAAACCTATATTAAGACTCTGTTTCACGAATGCACTCACGTTCTTCAACACGTTCGAGGTGATCTAAAGGAAAGGCACAATAAACAACTCTGGAAAGGAGTTGATTATAGCAAAGTTTCTTATGAAGATCAACCTTGGGAACAAGAAGCAGAAGAGAACGAAGAGAAACTCTACTACGAATACTTGACATGGGGTTGAAAATCCCTGTATAATGTGCCTTGTCACGGTTGATAGGATATCTCTAAGTTCTTTAAGGTTTCTAAGTTGACTTAGGGACCTTTTTGTTGTATAATGAATAAAAAAGTTATATGAGATTTACACTAGCAATTATTAATCCTCCATATGGTGTTGGTGGAAATCTTGCGATTAAATTTCTAAACAAGATTTCTGAGCACACTGATGATGTTCGAGCAGTCTTACCAACATCAGTCAGAAAACCATCTTCTTTAAATAAAATTAAAGATCATCTTCATTGTGTTTTAGATGAAGATCTAGATTCTTCTACATTCCCAAATGGTATTAGTGCTGTGAAACAATACTGGGAGGTAAAAAACACGTCGAGATTTCAGGTAGGTGTAGGTGAAATTCCGATGTTAAGAGAACATCCTGATTTTGAATTCCTGCCTTATGAAAGAAGATTTGATGCCGATGTATTTGTTGGTGAATATGGATGTGGTCCAAGTGGTCGAGTGAAGACAGAGAACTTCACTCATTATGCTAAGGGACATCACTTTCTGAAGGTTCGAGATAAAAGTGTAATTGATAATATGGTAGAATTTGCTGATAGGTTTAGAGAGGCAGCAAATCAATGTAATGGAAGATATCATTTTGGAAAGAATGATTTGATTTCAACCTATATTAAATGTCTAGAGGAGCGAGATGACAAAGAATAAACATAATCTAGAAGTTGGATCAACTATTGAAAGATCCGACGAGAGAATTAAAGAGACACAAGAAGTCTTTACTCCGATGGATCTTGTCGAGAGTATGGTGAATGATATTGACATCGAGATTATTAAAAATCCAGAGAGCACCTTTATCGATAACTCTGCAGGATCTGGAAACTTTTTGATTGCTCTTAAAAATCGTTTATGTCAATATCACGAAGAGAAATATGTTCTGGATCATATGCTCTATGCCGTCGAGATGATGGAAGATAATCATAAGGAGCTTTGTGAGAGGTTAGGTGTGTCTACAGATCATCCTCATTATGTGTGTGCGGATGCTCTGGAGTATGATTACTCATTTGGAAATCTTATCGGTATTGAAAAGTTTTTCTAATGGGTCGAGGGGTTGACGGGGCGGTTGATCCATCGTATATTACTCACATCGGCAAGGAATTCGTTCGCCGCCGATTTGTTCTTTACCTGACTAACACAAATGTCACACGTTGTTATTGATCGGTGCTCCGCACCAGATCCTTCAAATTCACTTTTGATTTCTCTTCCGCGAAAGGAATTCAAAGGTGCTCGATATATTGAAACTGTAATTCTTCCAGTGGAAGATGTAGATCGTGGTGGTGATTGGGAAGAAAATCAACATCGCGCAGCTGGAACTGATGGTGATAACAAACAAGGTCTTTTAGAAGACCTTCAAAGAGGTATTCGCTACGATCAGCTTCCGCCAATCGTAATTAAGGACGAGGAAGAAAACAAGTTTAAACTTTTGGATGGTTTTACTCGAACTTGGGCGCTCCTTGAACTTTCACAAAAGTATTGGGTTTTTGATCTCTATGAATTTGATCCTGGTGTCAATTCCAAAAACTTAATTGAAGATATTAGTTTGGGGGCAAATTCTCACCCATCTTGTAAAAGTGCCACAAAAGATGACTTTATCAAAATTGGTGTTGCTCGTGTAAATCGTGGCGATCTGGCCAAAGACATGGGTGCCATTCTTGAATGGATTGAAAGTGTCCCAAATGTGCTTAGTCAAAGGACTCGAAAAACAATTGCGACTAACATTTACAAAGAAACTGTTAGTGTCAGCAAACTTCGGGCTCTTGAACTTCAAGACGTCAAGAAGATTATTCGCACTCAAACTGAATACCAAGTTGGCGGTAAAATCGATCAGAAGAACCGATTTGGTCGTGTTGTGAATGCTGCTAACGATCTTTACACTCTTCGTAACTTCAAGTTCATTCTTGAAGATTATTCCAAAACTGGTCGAACAACTATGGTAACTCTGTATAGTTCAAGTGCTATCAGTCCTGAGGAACTGAAAGAGCAGCGGAATACTGCTAAAGCAGAGTTGGAGTCCTTTCACACGATGGCAATTCGTTATGTTTCTAAGTTTCTTGAAACTGGAGTCAAACCATTTGAAATCGTAGGTTCGATTGCTCAAATTAAGGGTGAAGAAACGGATCAAGTAATTGTTCCTTTCTCTTGATCCACTTCCCAAACTGGCACAGGGGTCCTTCGGGACCCCTTTTTGTGCTGCTACAATACCTGTATTGAAACGCAAAACACGATGATCCAACTCCGCCCCCACCAACAGACTGCTCTCGATGCTCTCGCTCAGCATTCTAAGGGTATCTGTGTGTTCCCCACTGGCGGTGGCAAGACTAACGTTGCCATCTTTGATGCTATGCGCGTGTTTCAATCCGAAACTCCTAAGACTGTTGTGGTGGTTGCTCCCCGCATTCTGCTTGCTGAGCAACTCTCCTGCGAGTTTCTTGAGTTCATCACCAATGCTTCTGTGTTTCACGTTCATAGCGGTGAGACTCACCACGAGAGCAGCACCAATCCTGAGAAAATCTACAACTGGTATGCAACTAACAACTCTCGCCACAAACTGATCTTCACCACCTATAACTCCCTTGAGCGTCTTGTTGATGCCGAGGTTGAGGTGGATACGATCTACTTTGACGAGGCACACAATAGCGTTCAGCGCCACTTCTTCCCTGCGACTGAGCACTTCAGTCAGGAAGCAAAGCGTTGCTACTTCTTCACTGCAACTCCTAAGCATTCTCTGGCAGTTGGCAAACCTGGTATGAACGATGTTGCTGTCTATGGACAAATCATCGCCAAGGTTCCTGCTCCCGAACTTGTTCAGGGTGGTTACATCATTCCCCCTAAGGTGATTGCAACGGAAATGCGCCTCTCTGTGCCTGGTGAGGATGTTGCTATGCGCGATTGTGAGTATCTGCTGCAGATCATTCAGGACAATCCTGTCAACAAGATCCTGGTGTGTGCCAAGGCAACCAAGCATATCATCAATCTGCTTTCTGAGTCTGATTTTG